TATAATATAATAAATTTTTTATAAAATCAAATTAAAGAATATTAAACGAGTTTGACAAAGAAAAAATTTTGTGTTATAATTATTATAGATGAGAAAAATAGATTACATTTAGTAGTCTATTGAATATAAAAAGATAGAGGAGAGCTTAATGACAGAGACAATGTATGAAAATGCGGCGGTGGCCGATGATGGCAGATTAAAGCTAGATTATACGCTTGAAACACCGGAAGCCCGCAATGAATTAGTAAAAAAGATTATAGCTGAAACGCCTCCTGAAAAACTTTCAAAAAGATATATAAGTATATTAACAGATTATATAGTATTTGCAATGGATAAAGAAGAAAGAAAAAAGAAAAAGATATTAACTGACAATAGAATGGTAACAGTAAATGAAAGAGAGATGTCTTTTGAAGGGCTTGTAGGTAAATTTGAAAATGGCGAAGATGGTATCTATAATATTATTGCAAATGATAAAAATATTATTTTTAAACCAAAATTTGAAATTACAGAGAAAGATGTAGCGGAAATTCCCGCTTTAAAAGACCTTAGAGATGCAATAGAAAAAGTAGAAGAAAAAGCTAAAAATGCAAGAGGTAAGAAAAAATATTTATTAAAAAAGCAAATTATAGAAATGCGTAAAGATCAATACGTAATAAAAAATGCATATAAACCACCAATGTATAGTGTTAATGCTATTAAAAGTTTTAGTAAAATAGACTTTAGTGATAAATTTTCAATAGATGAGAATGGTATACCTCATAATGATGGATTAATTTCATTTTTTAATCCAAAACATATTTCTGCATTATTGTGTAATTATGGTAAATTAAAAGAAGATTGTTTTGATAAATTTAGCAGTGATTCTTATTATTTAATGAAAGACTTAGAAGATTTAGTTGATAGAACTCTAAAATTTGATTATCCCTTATATTATGATTTAATGATATATAAAATAGATGGTAAACAGAATATAGAAATACAACAATTGTTACAAGAAAAGTACAATATGACTTATACTGTTGAATATTTATCATCTTTATGGAGAAATAAAATTCCAAAATTAATTGCGGAGAAGGCGGTAGAAGATTATTTAATCTGGCATTATACAGAAGAAGAAAAAGGTCAATGGAAAAAATGTTCAAGATGTGGAGAAATTAAATTAGCTCATAATAAATTCTTTTCTAAAAATAAAACGAGTCGTGACGGCTTTTATAGTATATGCAAGGTATGCCGTAACAAAAAGCCAGCTAAAAAATCTTAATTTCTGACCAAAGGTTAAATAAAAATATGGATAGACTTCAAATATAAAAATGACGCCGGATTTTTTAAAGAAACCTGGTCAAAAATAATTAAGTTTGATGATTTATTTTTGCTTTATATTTACAATAGAATAAAAGGAAGGTGAAAATGTTTGAATTGTTATTGTGAAAAATGCGGGAAGAGCATGGATGAAAGTCAATTTTACACATATAGAGATGGAAGTAAAGTTGAATTATGTAAGAAATGCTTGACTATGCATATAGATAATTTTAATCCAGACACTTATGTTTGGCTATTGGAAAAAATGGATGTACCTTACGTCCCTTCAGAATGGAATAGCTTAAGAGATAAAGCATTTGCTAAAGACCCTAGAAAAATGAATGGTATGTCAGTTTTTGGTAAATATTTATCTAAAATGAAATTAAGACAATGGAAAGATTACCATTGGTCAGATACAGAAAAATTAAAGGCGGAAGATGACAAGAAACGAGAATTATATTTAGAAGACCACCCTGAACTTGCAGCAAGAGAAGCTCAATTACAGATGCAATTTCGTAGAGGAGATATTTCTGAAGCTCAATATAATACTTTTATGAGTACAGCTGAATTGAATAATCAGCTGCCACCCGCTTATGTTAGTGGAACAGATGGCGCTAATAATTATGCACCAGGTTCTAACCCTTTTATGGAAAATAATTTTATTCCAGAAGAAGAATTAAATGACCCCGCTTCAGAATTAACAAAAGAAGATAAAATTTATTTAGCAATGAAATGGGGCAGAACTTATCAACCGGGTGAATGGGTAGAATTAGAAACAAAATACAATGAAATGATGAACTCATTTGATATTCAAGATTCTGATACTATTGGTACTTTAATTTTAACTTGTAAAACGTATTTAAAAATGAATCAGGCTCTTGATTGTGGAGATGTTGATGGTTTTCAAAAATTATCTAGGGTTTATGATACTTTAAGAAAATCCGCAAAATTTACAGCGGCTCAAAATAAAGAACAAAAGAATGACTTTGTTGATTGTATTGGTGAGATGGTTGCCTATTGCGAAAAGAACGGCGGAGAAATTCCTAGATACGAAATTAAAGTTCCAAATGATATAGTTGATAAAGTTATTGCTGACTTAAAAGAGTATAATAGGTCTTTAATTTATGAAGATAAAGCGTTAGCTCAACAGATAGAAAATTATATTAAGAACAGAGAAAATGCGGAAAGCATGAAGAAAGATAGAGAAGAAGCAAAGAAACAAGGATTATCAGAAGTAGAATTACAAGATGAACACTATAAAGAATATTATGATGATATAGCAGAACAAAAAGAGGCTGATGCGAAAGTCTATACAGAGGAGGATAACTAATATGAGTTTACAAAGTTTATTAGATTTATCCGATTCAAGAAGTTTAAAAAAGCAGGGCTTATCAGAAGAAAGATTAAAAGCTCAATTACCTCATTTAAGAAATTTAGTTTCTTTTTATAGAGAATATCCTGACTATTTAATAGATTTTATGAAAGGTCCAGATAGTACCTTTAATTTCTATTTTTATCAAAGAGTATTTTTAAGAATAGTTATGCGACACAGATATGTATATGCTACATTCCCGCGTGCTTATTCTAAATCATTCTTATCTATGATGGTATTAATGTTAAGATGTATTCTTTATCCTAATTCACATTTATTTGTTACTACTGGTGGTAAAGAGCAGGCGGCAAGTATTACAATTGCGAAAATAGAAGAAATTTGTAAATTAATTCCTTCATTAAATAATGAGATTGATTGGACAAGAGGAGCATCAAAAAAATCTAAAGATGATGTAAAATATATTTTCAAGAATAGCTCTTCTATTGATATTTTAGCGGCAAAGCAGTCATCAAGAGGACAGCGTAGAACTGGAGGTTTGATGGAAGAATGTGTATTAATTGATGGAGATATTCTTAATGAAGTTATTATTCCTACAACAAACGTGGATAGATTATTACCAGATGGAACAAGACATAAAGAAGAAGTAATTAATAAAAGTCAAATATATATTACAACTGCTGGATGGAAAAATTCCTTTGCATATGATAAACTGATAGAGCTTTTGATACAATCAGTAATTGAACCTGACAGAGTTATGATTATGGGTGGAACTTATGAAACACCTGTTACAGAAGGACTTTTAGATGAAGACTTTGTAGACCAGTTGAAACTTCAAGGTACATTTAAAGAAGAGTCTTTTGATAGAGAATATAGAAGCCTATGGAGCGGAGATGCAGAAAATGCATTTTATTCTTCAGAAAAATTTGATAAACACAGAGTTTTATTACAACCAGAATATGAATATAGCGGCAGAAGTTCTAAAAATGCTTATTATGTTCTTGGTGTGGACGTCGGTCGTATCGGATGTACAACTGAAGTTTGTGTATTTAAAGTGACGCCGCAACCGCAAGGAACATCATTGAAGAGTTTAGTTCATATTTATACATATGAAGCAGAACATTTTGAAGACCAAGCTATTCATATTAAAAAATTGTATTATAAATATAAAGCAAGAGTTATTTCTATTGATGCCAACGGTTTAGGTATTGGTTTAGTTGATTTTATGGTAAAATCTCAAGTAGACCCAGAAAGTGGAGATTCTTTACCTCCTTTTGGTGTTGAAGGTGGGACTTCAGAAGATGCCGTTGAGCCTTATAAAAAAATAAAAGGTGCGGATGTAGAAGAAAATGCACTTTATTTAATTAAAGCTAATGCACCAATTAACACAGAAGCATATTCTTATGCTCAAACTCAATTATCTAGTGGAAAAATTAAATTCTTAATAGATGAATCAATGGCTAAAACTAAATTAATGTCTACAAAAGTTGGACAAAATATGGATAGTGATAAGAGAAATGAATTTTTAAAGCCTTTTACTTTAACTTCTATATTGAGAGAACAAATGTTAAATTTGGTTGAAAAAAATTCAGGTGTCAATATTATATTAGAACAGTCTTCTAAGAGTATTAAGAAAGATAAGTTTTCTGCTTTTATTTATGGTTTATATTATATTAAACAAGAAGAAGATAACAAAAGAAAAAGAAGAAAAAGACATATTAGTGATTTTATGTTTATGAATTAAAAGATTGGGTATTTTTAATTATTAGAATAAAAGTTTTTTTGAAATATATTGTGTAAAAAAGGAGGCAAAATATGCGAGCAAGTCGAGGAGAGATAAAAATAGAAGAAATTTTAAAAGAAGCTGGTTTAAATTTTAAAGAAGAATATATTTTTCCAGAATTAGTTAGTACAAATGGTAGACCTCTAAGATTTGATTTTGCTGTCTTTGATGATAATAATGATTTAGATTTTTTAATAGAATACCAAGGCGTTCAACATTATGAACCAAAAAGTAAATTTGGTGGTTTGAGCGGTTTAAGGAAACAGCAATATAATGATATGAAAAAAAGAGAGTTCTGTGCAAAGCACGGAATTACTCTTATTGCTATTCCCTATTGGGATGAAGGTCGTGTAAATTATGATTATATTATGAAGGCGGCGGGCTATTAAAATAAAAGAAAGAAAGAGGTGTCACTTTGATTAATAGACAAGAACAAATTAGAGAAAAAGGTTTTCGAATGAGTCCTATGCGAGACACCAGAGAGAAGTATAGTCCTTTTATGGATCCAAACTTTTCAAAAATTAAAGTTGGATTAAAAACATTAGATGATGCTATTGTTAATGTAGGTGATTACAAACAGATAGATGATAGACTAGCTGATAAAAAAGAAGTATTAAGAGCAATACATGAAAACGATGAAGAAACGATGAGAGATATATCAGAATTTTTCTATAAAACTAGCGGTATTTATTCTAGATTATGTAGATATATGGCTAATTTATATAGATATGATTGGCTAGTAACACCTTATATTAATTCAGAAAGCGTTAAAAGTGATAAAATATTAAGCGGTTTTAATAATGTTTTAACCTATTTAGATAATTTTGAAATAAAAAAATTTTTTGGTGACACAGCCTTAAAAGTTCTAAAGTATGGTTGTTATTATGGATATTTAATTCCTCAAAAAGATAGAATGTGTATTCAAGAGCTTCCGCCTAATTATTGTCGTTCAAGATTTAGTGTTAATGGGCGTCCGGCTGTAGAATTTAATATGAAGTTTTTTGATGATACTTTTAGAGATACTACTCAAAAAATGAAAATATTAAATTTATTTCCTTCTGAATTTAAAAAAGGTTATATTTTATATAAAGAAGGAAAATTACAACCAGACTTTTTAGGAGATACTTCAGGATGGTATTTACTGGATATTAAAAATACAATTAAATTTAATATTAATGGAGACGATTTTCCTGTTTTCATTTCAGTAATTCCTGCAATCATAGACTTAAATGAAGCTCAAGGATTAGATAGAAAAAAGATGCAGCAGCAATTATTAAAGATTATCATTCAAAAAATGCCTTTAGATAAGAGTGGTGATTTAATATTTGATGTTGATGAAGCAAAAGAATTACATAATAACGCTGTTCAAATGTTAGGTAAAGCGATTGGTGTAGATGTATTGACAACTTTTGCTGATGTAGATGTGGCGGATTTGGCTGATAAGAATAGTTCCACTACAATAGACGAATTAGAAAAAGTTGAAAGAACAGTATTTAATGAATCTGGTACAGCTCAAAATTTATTTAATACAGACGGTAATATTGCATTAGAGAAGTCTATTTTAAATGATGAGGCTTCTTTATATAATTTAATTTTACAATTTGAATCATTTCTAAATATGATAATAGAACCTTTTAATAAAAATCCTAAAAAATTAAAATATAAAGTTCAAATTTTGACAACGACTATTTATAATTATAAAGACATGGCAAAATTATACAAAGAACAAACTCAATTAGGATATTCCAAAATGCTACCTCAGATTGCTCTTGGTCAATCACAAAGTTCTATTTTAGCTACAGCTTATTTTGAAAATGATGTATTAGAATTATTTAATGTATTTATTCCACCGTTAATGAGTTCTACTATGAACGCTGATGCTTTAAAGACAAATCAAAATGCGGCAAGCCAGAGTAATGGAAGCGAGAAAGAGGGCGCAGGCCGCAAAGAATTAGCTGATGATGAAAAATCAGAAAAAACTATAGCTAATCGTGAAAGTATGAATTAGGACAAACGTAATTAATTTCATAAAGAAGTTTTTTATAATATAATAGTCAAAATTAGAAAGGAGAAAAACAATTATGCATCAATCAGTTGCAACTATTGATTCTCCGGAATTTATAAATCTTCAACCTTTAGATATTAATCCTTTGATGTCTAAATGTGAAATTAAAGTTTTGTATATTGGAGAGAATAGAAATCATTCTTTCATAACAAAAGATGTTGCCACAGAAATGTCTAAGACATTGCGTGGCGCTCCTATTGTTGGATATTATAAAGAAGAAAATCAAGATTTTAGAGACCATGGTGACCAGATTATTATTGATGAAAAAGGGATTCAATTTAAATGTCTTACTAAGCCATATGGTTTTGTTTCTCCAGATGCTGAAGTTTGGTTTCAAAAATTTGAAGATACAGATGATTTTGGAAACAAAATAGTTAGAGAATATTTAATGACTACAGGTTTTCTATGGACAGGACAGTTTGAAGAAGCTAAGTTAGCTATTGAACAAGGACGTCCTCATTCTATGGAATTAGATAAAGATACCTTAGATGGTTATTGGTCAGAAAATGTTAATACAAAAATGGAATTGTTTATTGTTAATGATGCAATTTTTTCTAAATTATGTATTTTAGGTGATGATGTAGAACCTTGTTTTGAAGGTTCAAGTGTAACAGCTCCTAATGTAAGTACTAATTTTAGTAAAGTAGATGATAACTTTAAGCAAACATTATTTAGTATGATGCAAGATTTAAAATTTGCATTAGAAGGAGGAAACATGGCAAAAGTAGATGAAGAAAAAAAGGACAAAACTAATGAAACTGTAGAAAATAAAACTGATAAAACTACAGAAGAAGTTAAAGACACTGAAACAGAAAAAGATAATAAAGATAAAGATAAGAAAAAGAACTATACAAAAGAAGATAAGAAAGAAGATAATCCAGCTCCTGCAGAGGATAAGAAACCTGAAGAAAAGAAGGAAGAAACAAAAACTCCTGCAGAAGATAAGAAAGAAGAAGAAGATAAGAAAGATAAAAAAGATTATGCTTTAATGTATTCAGAATTAGAAACTAAGTATAATGATTTATCTGCAAAGTATGAAAGTTTAGTTGCTTTTAAACATAACGTTGAAAAACAGCAAAAGGAAGAATTAATTGGTGGATTCTATATGCTTTCAGATGAAGATAAAAAAGATGTGGTTGCTCACATTGATGAATATTCTTTAGATGATATTGAAGCAAAATTATCAGTAATTTGTGTAAGAAAAAAGGTTAATTTTGATTTAGACGATACATCTAAAAATGAAAATAAAACAGAAGAAGAAAATCCTGTTACAACATTTAATTTAGAAAATGCAGGAGATTCTGTTCCAGCTTGGATAAAAGCTATACAAAATCATAAATAAGAAAAAATCAAGGAGGAAATAGACAGATGGCAACAACAACAATCAGTAGAGTTGGTTTTGGTCAAGTTGAACCAAATCATCTTTCAGCTCAGAGAACATCTCAGATTTATGCTCAGTTACCAGCTGATGATTCAATCAAAATTCTTGAAAATGGTCAGTTTGTAAAATATGACTATGCTGCAGGAAAGGTTGATTTCGCAGGCAAGGGTGAATGGATGATGGTTTTCAATGAAGTTAAATTATATGATGATTGGAGAGAATCATATAAAGATTTCGCAATGATTAAAGAAAACTATGTTGATGGAGTAATGGTTCCAAGAGTTATAAAGACTAACGTTGGAGATATTTACACAACTAACTGTGTAGGTGGAGCAAATACTTCAGGTAAAGCAACATATGCAGGTATTGAATTACAAGAAACAGATATTTTAAAGGTAGATACAACAGGTTACCTTGTAAAAGGCGAAGAAACTGATGAAGGTCTACTATGGCAAGTAGTAAAAGTTTACACTATGGCAGATGGACAGCCAGCTGTAAAGCTTCAGAGAATTAAATAAGGAGGATTTAAAAAATGGCATTAAGTAAAAAAGATTTAATTGCATTAGGTAAAAAAGTAGCTTCTGCTAATCCTTCTGTAGCAACAGCATTTGCCTACAATGGAGAAAACTTTAGCTATGAACAGCTTAATGATACATTCAGAGATGAATTATTAGAAATTTCAAGCACATACGCTTTATTTAGAGAAAATAAAAATACTATCTTCTCATTAATGGAAGAAATTATTGATGATGTATTACCTAAAAAAGTTTTAGAAGCATATGGACAGTTTGCTGAAATTAAAACTTTTAAACAAGGTGATAAGCCAGTATTTGTACAGAGAATTACTTCTGCAGCAAAGAGACGTGGAAAACAGTTTGTAACAAAAGTTGGTTTAGCTGGTATTTATGAAGTATTCAAATTAGATGGAAAGACATTAGAAGTTCCTACTGAAGCTTTTGGTGGAGCAGCTCAAATTGGATTTGAAGAGTTCTTAGATGGTAGAGTTAATATGGCTGATGTATTAGACATTATTATGGAAGGTCTTGATGAATCAGTTTATAGAGAAATTGCAAAATCTTTAATAGGTGCTGCAAAAAATTTACAGGAGTCTAATCATGTAGTTCATGCAGGATTTGATGAAGCAGAAATGGATAAGTTATTAGCAGTAGCAGATTCATATGGACAGTCAACAATTTATTGTACTTTTGAGTTTGCAGCAACTATGGTTCCTGCTGAAGGATGGCGTTCAGATGCAATGAAAGACCAGAGATGGAATAATGGATATTTAGCTAATTATAAAGGACATAATGTAATTGTATTACCACAGTCTTATGAAGATGAAACTAATGCAACTAAAGTTATTGACCCAGCTTATGCTTATATTATTCCAACAGGCGCTCAAAAACCAGTTAAGGTAGCTTTCGAAGGTCAGACAATTGTTAGAGATATTGATAACGCTGATATGTCAAAAGAAGTTCAAGTATACAAGAAGTTTGGCGTAGCTACAATGATTACAAATAATATTTGTATTTATAATAATACAGATTTAAAGATTAAAGATTAATTAAATATAAGGGGGATTTAATCCCCCTGTATTTTTATAAATAAGGAGAAAAAGGAGAATTAAATTATGTTAAAAAAAGATGATTTAATAAAAGTAATAAATAGAAGTAATGCAAGAGTTAGTTATCCTATTCCAGATAGCAATGGGTTAATAAGATTATGGCATGCTAAAGAATCTAAAGATATACCTATGGATGAATTAAGAAAAGTTATGTGGACAACTGGTGGTGCTTATATTTTAAAAAATAATTTAATTATAGAAAATAAAGAAGCTATTAAAGAATTATTTTCTGTAGAACCAGAGCCAGAATATTATTATACAGAAGAAGAAATTAAAAAATTATTATTAACAGGTACTAATGACCAGTTATTAGATTGCTTAGATTTTGCTCCAGAAGGAGTTATTGAAACAGTGAAAAATTTAGCAGTATCATTAAAATTAAATGATATGTCAAAGCGAGAAATTATTTTTGATAAAACAGGTTTTAATGTTACAAATGCTATTAATATAAATAAAGAATCAGAAAAAATAGAAGAAGTTGAAAAAACAGAAAGAAGAGCAACTCCTATTCATACAGAAGAAATAAAGGAAGAAAAGACAAGAAGAGTTCCTAATTATAAAGTTACTTCAATAACAAAATAAGAAAGGAGTGTATTATGGGTACTTCTTTTACAAAAATATATGATAGTTTTTTATCAAAAGTAACAGATGATATGTACATGGAAATGACTGAATTAGACACTTTTAGATTATTAGAAGATTTTTTAAAGGCGGCGATTCAGAAGTTTGAATTTCCAAGAACTAATTTAAGTCATTATGAATTAAGTTATGAAGATGTAGATAGTTATAAAGGGGTAGAAAGTGATAATATAGAAGTTCCCGCTTTTTTATATATGGGTGGAGCTTTTGATGAAGATTTAACAGAAGAAGAAATTAATATTCTTTCTACTTATATGATTGTTGAATGGTTTGGTCAGCAATTAGCAAGTGTTGAAAACACAAGAATGAAATATAGCGGAACTGATTTTAAATTTACTTCTCAAGCTAATCATATGGCAAAAATACAAACTTTGAAAAAAGATTATGAAAGAGAGGGTTTCCATTTGCAGAGACTATACAAAAGAAGAAAAGTAGATAAGAAAGGAAACATTGTTTCTACTTTTGGTGAAATTATGGAAAATTCTACAGATGGATATAAAAAACAGCGTGTATTTAAAATATAATGCTATTATAAACGATTCCGCTATTGATGATAATTTAAAAAGAATTACAAACCAAATATATAGATTACTTCCTGTAAGAGAAGAAGGCGGTGAATGGAAAAAACCGCTTATTACTCTTATAGAAGAATTATCAGGAATGGATAGTTTGTTAATCGACCAACATACTATTTTATTTTCTTTATTATGTAAATTGGAAGGATTACTTATTTTAGATGAAGATTTTCAATTATTTAGAAGAACAATTTTTGAAAGTTTAAATTTAGTAAGTAATTTAAGAGAACAATGTCAGGATTAGATAATTTAAAATTAAGATTAAGTTATCAAGGTGGAAATCAACAAGGTCGAATGAATCTAGATAAGTTAAGAAGTTTAAAAAAAGCTTTATTATACTCATATCAATCTGCTACTATTGAATTAGCGGATGGTAGACAGTTTAGAGCGTTGATTAACCCAGATAAATTAAAACCAGATTATGATAATAAAATTTTATCAATACCTTTTAAAGACATATGTTTAAATAAAAAAAGACTTGGTAAAACTAGTGCAGGAGAAGAAGAAGTAGGAATTAACTCAGGTGATATTTTTAAATGGGTGGATGATAATACATATTGGATAGTTTATCTTCCTTATCCAGAAGAAAAAGCCTATTTTAGAGCTGAATGTAGAGCTTGTCAAACTGCAGAAATAAATTTACAAGGTAAAAAATATAAAGGGTATGTTAGAGGGCCAGTTGAAACTACAATTCCTTGGAATCAAAAGAATAATATAGTTTGGAATACCCCTAATTATACTTTAGTTATGTATATACCTAAAAATGAATATACATTAGAATATTTAAAACGTTTTGCTAAATTAGAATTTGATGGAAAAATTTGGCAAGTTCAAGCGGCGAATCCATATTATGGCAAAGGCATTATAATGATTACAGCAAAAGAATATTATCAAAATAGTATGGAAAATGCGGAGGAGCCGATTAATCCGGATAAACCTGAACATGGTGCAATTTATATCGACGGTCCCGCAACTATTCAGCCTTATGATATTGTTAGTTATTCTATTGCTGGAACCACAGGTGGAGTATGGAGTGTTGATAGTCATAAAGTAAAAATTATAGAACTTGAAGATAATGTTGTTACTCTTGAAGTTACAACTGGAAAAAGTGGTTCTTTTAATTTATTATATAAAAAAGATAATGAAGAAGATATAGTATTACCAATTACGATAACTTCTTTATAAAGGAGATAAAAGGAATATGAGAAAAGATTTAATAATGAAAGATTTTCAATCATCTTTTCTTTCATGTGAAAATGATACAGAAAAAATTTTGCGTAAACTTTTTATAGAAAGCAAACCTTATTGTGATGAATTGAAAAGATTATTAGTTATAAACGCTAAAGATTGTTTAGATAATCTTGACAATGAAGTTTATAAGAAAAAAATTCAAGAAATGTCTATTGGAAAATTAATAAAAGAAGGATATATCAGAAATGTTCCAAAAATTAAATTTCCAGAGAATGAAGAAGTAAAAGCATATATTATTATTTCATTTGATAATTTTACACCAAATGCAAACAATCCGCAATTTAGAGATTGTTTTGTTCATTTTGATATTATATGTCATACTGACTATTGGGATTTAGGTGATTATAGATTAAGACCTTTAAAAATAGCAGGATATATAGATGGAATTTTAAATAATTCTAAATTATCAGGTATAGGAACATTACAATTTTTAACTGCAAATGAGCTTATATTAAATGAACAATTATCCGGCTATACATTAGTATATGAAGCTATTCATGGTACTGATGATAAAATAGAAAATGATGAATAGTTATGGATGAATTATTATTAATATCTGGAAATGATATTCCTTTTATTCAAGCCGGTATAGTTATTCATCAGCCTTCTTTAAAAGAAATTGCTTTTATAGGAGAAGAAAACTTCTATATGGGGTGTGAATTATTAAAATTTTCTAAAGATATTTTGTTAGAGCAGGACAAAATTCTTTTAGGAAATAAAACAAATTTTGAAATAATAATGTCAATAATGAATGAAAATGATAGCGATGATAAAAACCATGAAATACAGGTAGGTAAAGAGAGTATTAATATGATTTTTATGCTATTGTTTCCAAGATATGAATATACTATTCAAACAAACTCAATTGACTTTTTTCAAGAAGAACAATTAGTAGGTTCTATTAATAAAGATAATTTTGAAGATTTTAAAGAAATATTAAATATAATATTTTGTTTAACTTTTCAACAAGAAGAAGGTCAAGAATTTAATCCTGCAAATGAGCAAGCTCGAAAAATTGCGGAAAAACTTAAAAAAGGTCGTCAAAGGGCGGCTGAAGCAAAAGGAGAACGAGTTAAAGTAAACATTTTAAGTAAATATGTTTCTATTTTAGCTGTTGGAGAGCATAAGGATATAAATACTTTATTAGAGTATACCATTTATCAAATTAGAGATGAATATGAAAGATTTTTATTGAAACAAAATTTTGATTATACTTTTAAAGCTCGATTAGCAGGAGCAAAAGATTTACAAGATGGTAAGTATTGGATGGATGATATTCATGATGATATATAAAAGATAAGACAAAAAATTAAGGAGGAAACTATACATGAGATTTGGTGTAAGAGAAATATGTGATGTTGTATTTAAAGCTAAATCAACTATTAGATTAGGTGATGCTAATTCTAAGTACGTTTTTAAGCCAGGACAACCTGTATTATATATTGATTCAGCTAAAACTTCTACAATGGAAGAAGCTGCTACAACAGTATATGCTCAGGGTGGTAAAGGTAATACAAACTTAATTGCTTGGGAAGGTGAAAAAACTTTAACATTTACTGTTGAAGATGCTCTTTTATCTCCAATAAGTTTTGCAATGTTATCAGGTGCTGGTTTATTTGGCGGTACTGTAGGAGATGGCGCTGAAAAGGTTCATGTTCATACTTCAACTGAAACAACAGTTGGTGCAAGTGGTCTTATTAATTTAGCAGATGCATTAGAAGATGGTGATGAAGTTTGTACAACTGCTCCTATTTTCGTATTAGAAGAAGAAGGTAGAGAAGTTACAGGTAAGTCTTATACAGCAACAGCTACAAAGAATAGTGTTACAATCACTGGAGATACTATTCCTGCTGAAGGAACTACTGTAATTGTAGATTACTATGTATTACAGAAAGGTGAAACAGTTTCAGAATTAGTAATTGATGCAGAAAACTTTGCAGGATACTACTATGTAGAAGCTAGTACACTATTTAGAAAGCAAAAGAATGGTAAAGATATGCCAGCTGAATTAACATTTCCTAATGTTAAAATCCAGTCTAACTTTACATTTACAATGGCTCCAACTGGAGACCCATCAACATTTACATTCACAATGGATGCTATGCCAGGTTATACTTATTTCAATAGAAAGAAAAAGGTATTATGTGTAATGCAGATTATTGATAGAAATGCTGCTTCAACAAGCAGACAGCAGGTAATGAGCCATGCCGAAGGTGAAAAAGTTGTTGATGACGAAAAAGCTGAATTTGAAGACAGTGTGACACCCTAGCACAGACAGTACAGACACAAAAAATGAAGCAAAAACTGATTCATTAAAATCTGATACTGTTAATGATGGATTAGATGATATTAATATTGATGAAAAATCAATTTTAATAAAGTAATTTAATGAGGAGAGGTAACTCTCCTCATTTTTTTTATTTCTGGGGAAAGGAGGAATTAAATATGGCAAAAGCTAATGTTCAAGTTGGAGAAGTTAAAGTTGGTGAAAAAACTATAGAAGAACAGACACAAGAGACTATAGAACGAAGTTTAGAAATATTAAAGAAAAATGGTTCAGATTTAGAGCAGTTAAGACAAAAAGTTATAAAGACTGCGGAAGATGTAAATTCAATTATGAGTGGCTATGTTTATAAAGGCATAGAAAAGATGCGTGGACAAATTGGAACAAAAACAGGTATTAACAGTCAAATTAAAGCAAGAAAAGAGGCTTTAAAAGAATTATCTTATACAGACGATGAAATTAAGGTTGATAACATTATTTCATCATTACAAGAACAAAAAGATACTATAGTTAATAAAATTAAGGCAGAGAGTCAAAGAGAAGTTTTATATGATTTAAGAGCAAAAGTTTTAAGATTTCAACAAGCAGTACTAGAAATGCAAGGCTGGTCAGAAAAAATAACTTATTTATTTGAAAAGAATAATAAACCAGTTATTTATCAATTAGATTTGAATACAAGTCAAAAAATTAATAAATGGGTTTCATTAGCTTATAATTCTGGACAAAATGCATTAAAAATGACATTGAAGGCTGTTTCTCAAAATAATTCTTTAAAAATATTAAATAGTAATTTAGAAGAAGCAGAATTAACTAAATTAAATGAAACGTATAAAGAAGTTATATATCGTTTTAATAAATCAAAAAGCTTAAAAGATAATGCTCCTTATCTTGTATTTTGGAAAGAAAATCAGAAATATAATTATATGTCAGTAAGCAATTCAGGAGATATTGCAGAGGGGTATCAAGTTTTCTATTTTAAAAGAGCAGCTTTAACTGCAATAGCAGAAGAAGATAGAGTTAGACAATTTATGCAAAAAGGCGTTGGAACAGTTGACCAAACTTCAGGTTTATATGGTAGTGATATAGAATTAAATAATGGATTAGCCTATTCTGCAAAATCAAACAAGGCTGATTTATTTGGTCTTCCGCAAGTCAAAAAATTAATAGATAAAGTGTTAACAGAAGGAAAAAGTATGAATGGAAAACAAATGTTAGAACTGATTGTAAGAGAAAGAATGACAACTGGTAATTTTGCTGAACAAAATAGAGGATTAAGAAATCATATAAGAGAAGATTTAGAAGATACAGTTAGAGAGGCTTTAGATGAAAACCTCAAAAAGATTCTTGCAGATTGGGGACTTTCTTGACAATTAAAAAATTTTATGATATACTAGAATTAAGAAATATAAAAGGAGATAAAAGGAATGTCAGAAACATTTATAAATTATTCAGATTTAGATTTTAAACAGGAAGATACTGATAAATATACAGTTATTACTTTTAAAGATAAAGAAATAAAAGTATTAAAATATCTTCCAGCTATTGAAAAATATAACTTATTAAATACAACTTTATTACAAAGTACAGATGATACTGTTATTATTAATGAATATAAGTTAGATATGTTTTTTAATATTAATTTAGCTATTGCATATACTAATATTGTTTTTTCAAAAGAAGAACAAGATATGGAATTATCAGACTTGTATGATAAATTCAAAACTAGCGGTTTATTAGACATGATTATTGATGCGATTCCTGATGATGAATATGCGACATTATATTCTTCATTAGTATCTAATAAAGAAGAGTATGTAAGTGAAAGAAAAAGTGTATCTTATGGTATTGCAAATGCTATTGAACAGATAAGTAAAAAATTACCTAAGCAAGAAGAAATGCAAAATTTATTACAGTCTTTAAAAGATTTTAACCCAGAAGATTATAGTAATGTAGTTGAATTTGCTAAGGCGGCAAATGGTGGAAGAGATATTACAGAATAGAACGGACAAAATAAATTAATATTATAACCCTTATTATCATACAATGATAGTAAGGGTTTTATTTTTTTACATATAAATATGAACGGAAATTAAGGAGGAAAAGGATTATGGCAGGTAGTAATAGAATTGACTTTACTATTGGTTTTAATATAGATAAAAGTGCTTTTAGTCAAATGCAGTCAGAATTTGATAAGATAACTGCATTAAGTCAAATGCCTGGTGCCACAAAACAATTAAAAGAGGCTGGCGTTATGGCTCAGCAAGTAGGGACAATATTAAGAGAATCTTTTAATTATGATTTTGGGCAAATTAATGTTGGTAAATTTACTCAAGGGTTAAGCCAAGCTGGTATTTCTATGCAACAATTGAGAACTAATTTTGCCTCAGCTGGAGCAATGGGTCAAACAAGTTTTGCTAGATTAGGTAGCAGTATTTTAAATACTAAAATTCAAATAAAAGAAAGTAATACTTTATTAGACCAGATGGCCACAACCATGACAAACACTGTTAAATGGGGTATTGCATCTGGGGTTTTTAATAAAATAACTCAATCTGTAAGAGAAGCTTATACTTATGTTGAAAAATTAGATAAATCATTAAATGATATTCAGATTGTAACAAATAAATCTTCACAAGATATGCAAAATTTTGCTAAAGAGGCTAATAATGCTGCAAAAGGTTTAGGAAAAAGTACAAGAGATTACACTGAAGCATCTTTAATTTACTATCAGCAGGGTTTAAATGATACTGAAACAAAAGCAAGAACAAATACAACTTTAAAAACTGCTAATGTTACAGGACAATCTACTTCTGCTGTATCAGAAGAATTAACCGCTGTATGGAATGGATATAAAGTACAGGCTCAAGATACTGAAAAATATGTAGATAAATTAGCGGCAGTAGCTGCAACTTCCGCATCTGACTTGGAAGAATTATCAACGGCCATGTCTAAGGTAGCATCTTCAGCTGATGCAATGGGTGTAAATGTTGATAGTTTAGCTGCACAAATTTCAACTATTATTTCTACTACTAGACAAGCACCTGAAACAGTAGGTACTGCTTTAAAAACAATTTACGCTCGTATGGGTGATTTAGAGGCAGATGGTACAGATGAATTTGGAGTATCTCTTGGTGATATTACTTCTCAGATGAAATCTATGGGAGTTAGTATCTTAGATGAAACTGGTTCAATGCGTGATATGGGAGACGTAATTGAAGAGGTTGGTCAAAAATGGCAAGGATGGTCTAGAGAACAGAAACAGGCTGCTGCGATTGCTATGGCTGGTAAGAGACAGTATAATAACTTATTTGCTCTTTTTGAAAACTGGAATCAATATAATAAAGAATTAGAAGTTTCTAAAGATTCTTTAGGCACATTACAAATTCAACAAGATACTTATATGAAAAGTATGGTTGCTAAGCAACAACAGCTTTCAACTCAAACTGAAGCTTTTTATAGTGCTTTAATTGGTGATGGTCAAGAAGTTAATAATTTAGTAGATGGATTAACAGAATTAATGACTGTCGTTACTCAGTTTACAGATGGAATGGGTGGTGGTTTTAAGTCTATGATTGGCTATATGACTATTATAGCTAATTTATTTAAAAACCAAATTGGCAAAGGACTTATGACACGTTTTTCAAGAAAAGCATTAGAGAATGAAAATACTTCAATTGTAGATGGTAAAAAACAAACTTATTTAGCTGGACAAGGATTACAAAATATTAAAGAAAATTCTGTAAGATATGATGAAGAAAATCAGCAATATAAAGGAACTAAAGTTTTTAAAAATGGTAATACAAGAGAAATTAATTTAAGTCCAGAGCAAGCGGGTACGATAAAAAAATTTGAAGCTGAATCAGACATTGCTTCAAGATTAGATAAAATAAAAAGCGGATTAACTCAAGAACAATATAATGATTATATAAACCGTCAAGAAAATATAGGTAATTTAACTAGAGAGGCAACAATAAATAAGCAAGCCGCAGATTCTGCTCAGAAAAAAGCTGAAAATTTATTCTTAAATCCTAATGGAGAAAAATTTAAGGGTACTACTGGTGCCGCTAAGATAAATTCTGATATTTATATTAATGCTAAAGATGCTATGAAAAATGGCGATACAGGAGCATATAAAAAAGAATTAGAAAGAATGGATAAACTAGTTCGTAATGCTAAAGATTTAAAAGATTATGAATTAAAAACTAAAAATGTAAACCAAGAAAAAGTAAAATTATTAAAAAAAGAAGCAGGTTATTCTGAAGATACAAAACTAAATGGCCAAAAAATATATGAAACTCAATTAAAAAGAAAAAAAGCTTTAGAAGAAGAATGGAAAACAAAAGCTAATGCTTCAACCAGTGAAGAAAATTTAAAAAATGCAAAAAAAGGAACAGAACAGCAATTAAGTGCAGATGAAAAAAGTTTTTATAAAACTCAAAATATTCAAGGTTTTATTGGCGGAGTTTCTTCTTTAGCTATGACTCTTGGTAGCGTAAATAGTATATTAGATACTATTTATAATAAAGATATATCAGGTCCAGAAAAAGCGTTGCAAATCGTAACTCAATTAGGTATAATGTTACCTATGATAATATCTGGTTTAAGTGCATTAAATAAGATTACTATTGCAGGAGAGGCTGCTACTTGGGGTACGGTATTGGCAAAAGCACAAGAGATTGCTTTAACTATTACACAAAATGGACTTACAGGTGTTACTATAGTATTACAAAAAGCTTTAAATAAAGTAGTATTAGCCAATCCTTTTGTTATGTTCGCAATGGTTATAATGGGTGTTATTACTGCTCTAAGCCTTTTTAACAAATCAAACGAAGAAGCAAAAGAAAAAACCAAAGAAAATAACGAAGCAAGCATTGAATTAGCAAATACAAAGCAAGAAGAAATAGATAAAATCAATGAATTAAATACATCATATGAAGAGGCTTATAATACTTATAAAAAGACTGGAGAAGGTGTTGATAGTTTAAGAGAGAAATCTCGTGAATTAGCAAAAAGCTTTGGAACTGAAGGAGAATATTTATTAGGCTTAGTTGATAATTATGCTTTATTCAATGAAGAAGTAGAAAAATTAAGAACTAAAAAAATAAAAGAATCTTTACCTACTTTACAAACAGGTGTAGATGCTGCCGCAGAAAATACAGTAACTGAAATTCAAGATGAAGATGATTTTGATAAACAAATCAAATTAGGTAGTGTAGACGTAAACTTTTCTGACTTAAATAGTATAGATGATATATTAAAATATTATTATCAATTAAATCAATCTATTCATAACGCTCAAGAAAATGGAAGAACTGATTCGGATGAATATAAAGACGCTATTGGAATGTTTGCAAAGATAGGCGAAAAAATAGGTGAATATACTAATCAATTAGAGGCATTAGTAAATGCTCAAACTAAATTAATTATTGGAGAGATGCCTGAGGCTACTTCTGATTCTGATTATGAAAAACAGAGAAAAAGCACTATTTCTCAGATTCAAAATAGTGAAGATAAAGATATTCAAAAATCAATTAAAAATTATAAAGAAGCCAATAAAGGAGCAACAGACCAAGAAGCTGCAGAAGCATTATATAAAGAAAATTTATCTGCTTCTGGAAATACTCAAAATATTGCTTATGAAGAAAAATATCAAGCAAAAATAGGTCGAGGAGTAATGTTTGATAACGCATTAACTTCCGCTTATGGAGTTGATAATATAAAGGATATTGCATCTAAATCAAAAGGTAGTAAACAAAGTTATAAAAATTTAACAGTAAAAGCAGGAGGTGGAGCTTTTACCAAAAAATTATCTCTTTTTGATGAATCAGGTAAAATAAATCCATTGCTTTTATTTGATTATATGCCTAACATGTATAGAAGTGATAATGGAGAATTAGATGACCTTAAAGAGAGTATGAGTAATTATGGTTATGATTATGATTCAAAAAAATCTCAATTTGTTGATAGAAAGACAGGTCAAGCTTTTGATTTAAATTCTTTCCAAAAAGCTAAGGGTTATAAAAATCAAATAGATGTTAGTAAATTACCAACAGAATTAAAAAATAAAATATCAGCTAATAATTATGAACGTACCCATTTTGATGAAGATGAAATTCGTGCAATACAAGATGTATATGATAGTGCTGCAAAAGTTAATTTTGATACAGATGCTAAATTCTTCAATAAAGAAAATTATGAAAATAATAAACAAGAAGTTATTGAAAAATTATCTAAAACTGGCTTAGGTAAAGTTGGTATTGATAATATAGACAGTATTTGGGGAAGTCAAGAATTTATTAATGAACATGGAAATGATACTGTTGATGAAATGACTAAAGCAATTCTTAATGAAGTTGAAAATAATATTACTGAATTTCAACATAACTTTATTGAAAGTGCTAAACAACTTGCAGATAATTCATCATCTTTAGCATCTGGTGTTTTATCAGGTGATATAACTTCTGCAAATATTGGAGATAATGATGATTATAAAGCCTTATACGATAGTGCCGATCAACTTAGAGCTTTATACCCAGATATTGCTGCAGATGTTGATACTATTATGAATACTCAATTAACAGGCACTCAAGAATGGCTTGAATCTCTTGAAAATGTTCAAGATAAAATGGACGAAATTAAATTATCTAGCAGGGAAAGAGATGTAAGTAATTTATTAGATGACGTTAAAGTTGATTTAGATTCAGATGATTTTTATGACCAGATGAATAAGATTACTGAGCAAGATTACAGTGTTATTGTTGAGATAAAATCTCAAATGGATGATGAATTTGAGACTGCATCTAAAACATTATCAAACATAACAGACCAGGCATCTAAGATTGGCGAAAAATTTATAGTAGCTCAAGAAGACATAAAAGGATTAGGCGAGGCTTTTCCGGGAATTTTAGATAATGTTACTTATTTAAAAGATGGAACAATTAAGTTAAATAAAGAGGCTACTGCTTCTGCAATGGCTGCTGCAAAAGAACAAGCTAATGCAACAATTGATGAAGCTATTGCTGACATCCAAGCTAATCAAATAAAATTAAAAAATAAAAGAGATTACTATGCAAAAATGCTTGCTATTGTAAATGAAGCAAATGTTTCAGAAGAGGCAAGAGAAAAAGCAAAGAGCAAATTAAAAGAAACTATTGAAGAATATAATTCTAGTCTTAATAAAGAAGCAACAGATACAGAAATAGAAAATGCGTTATCGGTAACAACTTCTGAAAATGATGTTAATAAACAATCTTATGAAAATTATAAGAATTTAGCAGAGGCAAAAGTTCGTGTTAGTGCAAACATGGCTGATACTATTGCTCAAAATTGGCAAGCTGCATTAAAAGGTGATACCTCTAGTATTAAAACTGGTTTAAAAGATACAGAGGGTTATTCAGGGACAGAACCTACAACAACTCAGTCAGGCAAAAAAATTAATAAAGATAAAGTTGCAAAATATTTAGATAATACAGAGCAATCACAACAATTAGCTGCAACTTTTGAAAAGAATATTAAAGCCATAGATGCTGCAATTAATTCAGGAAATGCAGATATTGTTTCTTTAACTGCTCAAAAAGCGGGAGCTGAATATGGATTAAATAATGCAGCAAAAGGTAAAGGATATTCTCCAAAAGACAAAGATGATGATAAAGATTTAGATAAATTAACAGATGAATTTGATTTATTAGAAAATATTAATAATCAATTAGAAATTCAAGAAAAATATTATGATAGAATAAATACTTTAGTAGAACATACATATGGTTTAACTAAAATACAAGGTATTAAAGAAGAAAATAAAATACTTGATTCTCAGTTAAAATTATATAAACAAAAAGATAAATTAATTCAAAAAGATATTAATAGACAAGGTAGTAAATTAGTTCATTATGGAGCTAATTTTGGAGAAGATGGAACAGTATCAAACCATCAGCAAGTGTGGGAAAAATTAAAGGCTAAAGTTAATAAGGCGGCTGCTGCAGGCAAGGAAACGACTTATGAAAAAGCTAAACAAGATTTTGAAGATTATGAAGATGCTTATGGTAAATATAATGAAGCATTACAGGAAGCTGGAGATAATTTAGCTAAGCAGCAAGAACTAATTTATCAAAAAGTAGAAAACAATGTTAAAGCCATTGAAGCTGAAGTTACTGTTAAGGTAGATACTGGAGAAGCAATTAGAAATCTTCAAGAATTTAGGGAAGCAATGGCATCTGATTCAGATTACTTTGCAAAATTACAAACTAATATTGCTAAAGGAATGAGTTATACTAAGTCAGGTGAAGTTCAGACTTATATTAATGAAGCTCAAAAGGCTCAAAAGGCTTATAATAAAATTCTTAAAGGCGGAACGGATAAAACGTATGGAACTGATTCTCAAGCAGCTATGGATGCATATAAAAATTATACACAAAAAGCAATGGAATCAGCAAAATCTATACAAGAGGCTATTAAAGAATATTATAGCACTATGAAAGAGTGGATGTCTTCATTAAAAGAAGATTTTAATGATGTACAAAATAAATTAAAGAATATCACAGAAGAAACCAAATATTATGCAGATTTATTAAATTTAATACATAGTAGCAATAAAACTGAGCAAGCCCAGTTATCAACTCAATTAGGGAATGAGTATGCAGAATCAACTAAATACTATTATGGAGAAAAAGATAAATGGGACCAAATTAGAAACGATTATCAAAAGCAAATTGATGAAGAAGAAAAAATTAGAGCAAAACAAGAAGAAAAAGTTAGAAATGCTAAAACTAAAAAGGCTAAAAAACAAGCAAAACAAGAATTACAGACAACTAAAAATAGCATTGAAGAATTAGAAGGTTTAAGAGATGAGGCAACTAAAAACTCTGAAACAGCACAAAGTAATGCTCAACAGACCTCATTAAATTCATTAAAAGCATATCAAGACGCTTTTAAATACTCTATTGAAGCAGCTTTTCAAGATTTTGAAAATGAAATGACTGATGGAAAAGGCTTTGATTGGATGGATAAACTTTGGTCTTTAGATAAAGATTATATTAATAATTGGTATGATAATATTGAAAAAGACCTTAATTTAAAAGATTTTACTTTATCTATTGATATGGATATTGATGAAGCATCTTCTGATGCAATAAAAGAAAAATTAGCACAATTTAGAGATGAACAAGAAAAGCAATTAAAAAATCAAGCATATTTAAGTGAATATGATTTTAAATTAGCTAAAGCAAAATATAATGTTTTAAAGAAACAAATTGCTTTACAAGAGGCTCAAGATAAAAAAACATCTTTAAGATTAAGAAGAAATTCTCAAGGTAATTATACTTATCAATATGCATCAAATTCAAATGATGTTTTAAAAGCACAAAAAGAATTAAATGACGCTAATAGTGATGTATATAAATTAACTAAAGACCAAAATCAATCTGCTATAGAGAAATCTATGAGTTTAATTAAACAATTAAGTAGTGACTTAAAAGCTAAAGCGGAATCAGAAGGTCTTGAAAATGTAGATAGTTTAACTCAAGAACAAATAGAATCATGGATGCAAACACATGTTGGTGATTATTATACAGAATGGAAAATGGAATATGATGCAGCTTATGATGACCTTTTACAATCTCAGAATGATTATGCAGAAGCTGCATATACAATTGCAATGAGCCAAACTAAAAAAACTAATAAAATTTGGCAAAAATTATCTGATGATGAAAAACAACGTTGGATAAAAGATAGTTTACCAAAATTAGGTACTGCATTTACTAATTATTATTCAGGAATTAATAAAAATTCTAGAGAGATGGAAACTGTAATAAAAAATGTTTGGGAAAATTGTAATACTGCAATGTCAAATTATAAAGATGGCTTTGGTAATTTGACAACAGAAATTGGTGTTCAAATACCTGCAATGAATACTATATTAACTACTCATCAGAAAAAAGTAGAAGGAGTTAAGAACGAATGGAATAAAGCGGTAGAAAAATATGATGCTTATAGAAAAACAATTAATAATAATGATAAAATCAAAAAATTAAAAGAAAGTTTAAATGAAGTTAAAGCTCCTATTGATGCGTTAGGTGCTTCATTGCATATCGCAACTGGAAAAGTTAGAAACTTACAAACTGCTATTCACAAGTTAAAAGGTAAAAAAGTTACAGTTACAACTCATTATAAGAATAGTTACACTTTATCAGTTAATGGAAAGAAAGCTTCAGCTTCTGAATATAAGGCTGCAATTGATGCATCTCAAAAATCATTATCAAAACAAAAAAATGGTCATGTTGATGCTGGTGATTATATTCAAGGTAAAGGCAAAGGACCTAATCCTGCGGGTGTTCCTGAATATGACAAAAAAGGTAATCCTACTGGGACATATTTAAAAACTTCTGAAGTAGATTGGGTAGTTATGCAAATTGCTCAACCTAAAAATAAGCCTCAAATAGCAAAAATTGTAAATCCTTATAATAACATGACACGTTGGTTATCATATTCAGATATAGAAAAATGGTTTGAGGGATATGACACTGGTGGTTATACCGGAAATTGGAGTTCTTCAGATGGCAAAATTGCTATGTTACATGAAAAAGAATTAGTTCTTAATAAAGAAGATACTGCAAATATGTTAAAAATTGTTGATAGTGTTAGAGAAATAAATACTCAAAGTTTAGATTTATCTTCTTTAATTGCTCAACAAATTATAGATACTTTATATAGTAATATGCAAAGTATCAAAAAAGATTTTACTCTTCAAAATCAATTATCTATGAAACAAGGCATTTCAAATGATGAAGTAACTATAGACCAAAATGTTACTATAAATGCGGACTTTCCTGGCGTATCAAATGCACAAGAAATTGAAAAAGCATTTAATTCATTAGAAAATATGGCAACTCAAAAAGCATATTCTACTAAAAGAAGATAGCGGATGGCGGCAACCCCGCCTCCGCTGGTTAAAATAAATTAATATTATTATATTAACTTTTATTTTAATCATAGAGAAAAAAGGAGAATATGCTATGAAGAAAGAAAAAGAAATTAATAATGCAATTCTAAATGCTATTGATATTTTAATTAATAGAAGATTAGAAACAAGCAATTTTAACACAACTATATATGGAATAATAGAAGAAAACATTGAAGGTAATCAATATAAAGTTACCTATCAAGATTCTTCTATTGTTGCTTATAGTAACACAGATAAAAAATATAAACCCGGTGTTGGTGTTTATGTTTTAATCACAAATGGAGATATAAATGAAGCTAAATTTATTTTAGGCTCTACAGAGCCTAATTGTTTTCTTGATTAAGGAGGTAAATATGGAAGTATTTTTAATGATTTTACAAACAATTATATCTATTGTTATACCTGTTGCTATTTCAGTATTAACATATTTTGCAAAAAAATATGTAGATGAAAAAGTTAATAATGAGCAATTAAAGAAAGCAGCAGATATTATTGCTACAGCAGTTAATTCAGTTCAACAGACATATGTTGATGACCTAAAAAAGAATGGCGACTTCACTTTAGAGGCTCAAAAGAAAGCATTAGAAAAAGCTAAAAATCAAGCCTTAAATCTAATGAATGATAAAGTAACTTCCGCAATTCAAAATAACTATGGTGATATAGAAAAGTTTGTTATCACTACTATTGAAGGAATCATTGGTAAGCAAAAATAATAAACATAATAGGGATAGTTTAAGACTATCCCTGTTTTTTTATTGCTTGGACTAAATTGTTTTATTTTAACTAATAGAGTTTTATATAAAATAGCGAAAAGTCGGAGGAGGATATTATGTTAGAACTATTAACAACATATTCTATAGCAGAAATACTTATGTTTGTTGTTATGTTAGCTATTGCTATTAAAGAGGTTGTTACTTTTATAGAATGGGCTGTGACAAAATTAAGACAACTTTTTAAGAAAGGTTTTAATGAAGATAAAGAAAGAGAAAATGTATATGCAAAAATTAGAAAAGAAGATAAAAAAATAGAAGATTTAGCGGCAGAGCAAAAACATATCTGTGAGTATTTAACAATTATTGCTAATAAAGTAGATTTGTTAATTGATTCAGATAAAAATGATATAAAAACGTGGATAACAGAAAAACATCATTATTTTTGCTATGAAAAAAAATGGATTGATGATTACAGTTTGGAAGGAATAGAGAGAAGATATAAAAATTATCGAGATGAACATGGTAATTCTTATATTGGTAAATTAATGCAGGATTTAAGAGCATTGCCTAATACCCCTCCAACAGAATAATAAAAATAAAAGAAAAAAAGGAGAAAATAATATGGCTTTTAAAATAGATATTTATCCGCCAATAGTAGATACTTATATGCCTGCTTTCCCTATTATAAATGATAAATTTAATGAAGAGAAACAAAGAGCAACTATTAGAATATATTTTGGCATTTCTGCCTATAATAGTTATGAACAAATTTCAGATTGTATTCAAGTTACAGTTAGAAATCAATATACTAATCAATCTTTATTAAAAGCAACTAATGGCATAAAAGTATTTACTAGCAAAGATAAAGATAAATTTGGGATTGATGAAACTGTTAGTGGTAATAATAAATATTATATTACATTAACTGAAGAAGACTTTATTAGTCTTGATAGTAAAAATGAAAAAAAATTTACAATAAATCAATATATGAAAGCTCAAATTCGTTTCACCAAGAGGGGCGAAGCGACAAATGCAAAAAATATTGGAACTATTGATTGGTTTAATGAACAAATAAATAACTTTTCGGAATGGTCAACTGTTTGTTTATTAAGACCTATTTCACAACCTAATATTTATATATCAGAATTAAATCAAGAATCTTTAACTGGTGCTTTATCAAGCACTTTTTATGTTTCAAATTTAACTGACTTAAATGGTCAATTACTTTTTAGGGATGACCAAGAACAAGAGAAATTAGAATCTTATCGTATAAGAGCTTATATTGATGATAAGGAAGAAACTTTAATCAGTGATTCTGGTATTCTTTATGCTAATGAATATACTCCTAATGTTTTTAAATATACGTTTAATTATCAATTTAGTGAAGATATGAATTATAGAATTAGGTTTGACTATACTACTATAACTAAATATAAAGAGTCAAAAGATTTTTATATAAAGATAATTACAAGCGGCGGGAACCCGCTTAACGCAATTCTTTCAACGGAAGCTCAGGATGATTTAGGACGTATAAAAATTAATGTAAAATATAAAGAAGATAATATATCGGGATTTATTGGCGTTATAAATTTTAGAAGAACTTCTAGTGAAAGTAATTATACAGTATGGGAAGATGTGCATAGAGTATATATATCAGATGGAGTTCCTTTAGATTATACTTGGTATGATTATACAACGAAGAGCGGAGTTTTTTATAGATATGGAGTTCAAAGATTTGATAATTTAGGTAGAAGGGGAGTTTTATTAAAAGAGTTAGATGAAAATGATAACCCTATTTCCGCAATTAATTATTTAGATGATATTTATATAGTTAGAGATGGGAAGATGTTATGTTTAAAATATAATTCTTCTATTGATTCTCTTACAAGAAATGTAATGGAATCAGTTACCTCTACTCTTGGTTCAAAGTATCCTTTCATTACAAAGAATGGAGTTGTAAATTATAAAAGTTTTACTTTAAATAGTTTAATATCTTTTTTTAGTGATGAATATGAACTAGTAACTATAGATAAAGAGGGTCATAATACTTTTACAAATGAAAATTTATTTACAACAAAAGATAATATGTATTTTTCTTCTGATATAGTAAAAGAGTATGATAATTTTAATAATATTAAACATATAACTTCTCAAAATAATTATATTTATGAAAGAGATTTTAGAGAAAAAGTATTGGATTTTTTACACGAAGATAATATAAAATTATTTCGTTCAACCCCTGAAGGAAATATATTAGTTAAATTTACTGAAATTTCTATTACTCCAGAAGAACAATTGGGTAGATTAGTATATAATTTATCTGCCACTGTAACAGAAGTTTCTGATTATTCTCTCGCTAATATTGATAAATATGGAATACAATATATAGGAGATACTACACAAAACGTTGTTACAGAAGATTTTGTAGGACAAATTACGGGAACTTTTACAGGAACAACTGAAATAATAGAAGAAGTAAATAATAAACATGCTTATGAAGGAGCACCAGATACAATTAATACTTTTAAAAATTTTAATTGGCTAAAAATTAGATTTGTAAATGAAACAGACGCTCAAATTATTTACATTTCAGAAGATGGGCGATTATCTTCTATAAGTACAGATTTTGCTAATTCAAAAGAAGTAGGTAAAGGATATATTATTAACATTAATAACAAAGATATTTTTGTATCAAAAGATATTCCTTATTATGAAATAGCGGATTTTAATACTCCAGTTACTTCATTATATTTTCCTAAAATTAATCAATTATATGATGAAACACCAAAAGTTGTAATTGATTATATTGTTACAATGGAGAAGAATATTAATAGTAATCAAATTATTAATAATATTTTTGCTTATAAAGGCATAGGACAAGAAAGAAGAACATTTAGATATAACGAACATATATTACCTATTTTAAGCAATAAATACCAAGTTAGTTCAAAAAAATTTTATATTAAGTTATTATCTATTGATAGATTAGGAATAGAGGCGGAAGCTGGTACAGTTTTATATGTTAAAGACTCCGCAGACAACAATAATTATTATAAGCACATTGTTTGGAATAATAATAAACTTGATTTTTATGATGACCAATATGTTATTTTAGATGCTTATTTTGGAGGATTATATCTTTCAAGTAATAAAATCCATGAAGATGAAAATATTTATAACTTTTTATCAGAAATATCTCAACCTGTTGAATATGGCATTTATAGAATTTCAACTAAATATTTAATAGGAAGTAATTTTGATAGTATAGAAGATATAAAAAATAGTATTTCTAAAGAAAATTTAGCATTATTAGATAAAAAAGGTCTTGAAAAAGGAACAGACTATCAAGATTTTATTATGACAACAGATACAGAATATGAAAATTATATATATTTGAACGATAAATTTTATTCTTATGATAAAGAAAGTCAAATTGCAAAAGTACCTATTAATGCTTATATTAATTACACTTATGAAATAGAGAAAGGAGAGTATGCAAAAAATGATAAATAATTTTTCTTACTTATCTGATTCTTTGTTTTTACATCAGTTGGATTTAGAAAAAATAAAAACAAAGATTATAAAAGTTATAGTTTTGACAAAAGAAGAAAGAGCTATTGCGGAAGTAACTGGTAGGGTTACTTCCGGTAGCATTAGTATTGATGGTAGCTCTACCGTGAGAAGAACAGCTAGTTTAGAGTTTATTGCGGATACTGTAGACTATGATAGCATGGATTTAAAACAATTATTTGTTATCAATAGAAAGGTTTCTTTACAAATAGGTATTAAAAACACTTTAAAGAAAGAATATCCGCAATATTCTGATTATGATTATATATGGTTTCCGCAAGGTATTTATGTAATGCAGTCTCCATCTTTTTCTAATAGTGAAGCTGGTTTAACAATATCAATGAATTTACAGGATAAAATGTGTTTATTAAATGGCGATTGTGGAGGCACATTCCCCGCATCTGTATATTTAGATACTTTTGATACTCTTGATGAAAGTGGAGCAATTGTAACAGAGCAAATAACAATATATCAATTAATTACTGAATTAGTAAATCATTGGGGTGGAGAGCAACTAAGCAAAATTATTATTGATGGAGTTCCTAAAACTGCAATTATGGGAATGATGTGGAAAGAGAAAAAAGTGACAATTAATACTTCAACAGCCACTACAGCAAGTGAAAATAATAATGATACAGCACAAAAGAAAAAACAAGGAATTTATTTTGCTCAAAACGATAGCCACAATGGTATTTATTATTTAGGCGATATTGTTGAAAAAATAGAAGATGCACCAACGCCACCAGTTGCAGGATATAGTTTCTCTACTAATGGTTTAGGTAATTTATATTTTTCTGAAGGAGATTATATTGGTGGTTTTTATGAAGATTTAGTGTATCCTGCAGAAGATAAGGAAAATGGATTAAAAGCAAATGCAGGAGATTCTATCACTTCAATTTTAGATAAAATAAAAAATACACTTGGTAATTTTGAATATTTTTATGATATAGATGGAAACTTTGTATTTAGAGAGATTCAAAATTATTTAAACACTTCAAAAGCAACGGGAGACTTAAATAAATTATTAAATTTAGAAAAAGATGCTTATTTATCTGAAATAGGTAAAAACAACGCTACATATGTATTTAATAATCCAGATTTATTTATTTCTTATTCTAATTCTCCAAAATGGGAAAATATAAAGAATGATTTTATAGTTTGGGGAGAAGCAAAAGGCACAGATGGAACTATTACCCCTATACGTTATCATTTAGCTATTGATACAATTCCCGCAAATTGGAATGACCATAAATATAATAATTTTGTTTATGATAAAACAAATAATAGATTATTGGTTAGTATTGATTATTCTAATTATGATAATTTTCCTAAAATAGGAGCGAATGAATTAGTTTATAGAGATGTTTCAGTTAATAAATTTTATCAATGGAATCCTAAAATTAAAGATTATGTTATATTAAAAGATGCTACAATAGTAGACACTATAACACCACCTAATTGGAGAGATGATTTATATTTAAGCGGGATTGAAGGTACTCGTTCCGGCGGAGATACTAATAATTATTTTATAGAGTTAGAAGAAGCGTGGCCTGCATTTTATTCTATAGAAAATAATAAATATATAGCAAAAACAGATGTTAATATGTATAATGTTAAATATTATTTAGATATTATAGATAGTAATACAGAAGTTGCTAAATATAGTATAGATAATATTGGAAAAAGAACTAAATCATATTCTGATAGTAAAGTTAATTGTATTTTTGAACCTGATATTCCTGATTATGTTTTAATTGAATGTAATGAAAATTATACAGTTGGAGAAGATACTCAAAAAGAAATTGATGATTACTTATTAACTGGACAAAGATATATATTGGTTCCTTCATCTATTTATAAAAATTTATCTAAAACAAGTGCTATTTGGAATAGTGCTTTTTATGCAGCTAGAGATTTATTATATCAATGCGTAAGTTTAAATGAGAGTATTGAAATAGAAAGTATTCCAATTTATTATCTTGAGCCAAATATTCGTATATCTGTTTTAGATAAAAAAAGTGAAATATATGGAGATTATATAATAGAATCTTATTCAATTCCTCTAGAAGCGGAAGGCACAATGTCTATATCTTGCACTAGAGCATTGGATACTATTTAGAAAGGAGTAAAAGGAGTGGCTAAAACATATAAAATAGGACAACATTTATATCAAGGCACTAATAGCGATACTTTAGTAGATATAGATAATTATTATTCTAAACCTATTGCTTTAGAAGATTATAAAATTATTAATACCATAAGAGATAATAATGGATATTATACAGTTATTCAACTAGAAAATGGTAAGCAATTCGAAGTTGGTAAATGTTATTATCTTTATTTTGAATTAGTACCATCTGATACAGATAAAAATATATTATTAAGTTATAATTCTGAAGGAGAATTAGCTGATGATGATATTATCTTTAGAAAATTAAGTTTAGAAAGTGGGATTCAAGATAAAACTAACAATGTGAAAAAATATGAAATTATTTTTTCTCCAGAAAAAGCATGTAATCAAGTTATCTTTCAAGTTGAAACATCTAATAATTATGTTTCTCATGCTTTATCTATTGATAATTTAGAGATAAGAATAGTAAATAATTTAATAGGAAGTGTACTTGGAGATAGTACAATAACTTCAATTAGAGAGCTTACTATTGAAGGAGATGAAAATATCTTTTTTGTTTTAAATAATGAAGATATTAAAATTGGTCCTAGTAATTATTATAAAATTTATGATGATTACAATATTAGTTTTATAGGTTTTGTTTTTAATCAACAAAATACAAAAACCTCTTTTATTATGAATTATAAGTATTAAGGAGGTATAAAAAATGTTACACGGTGATAATAATGGTTTCATTCAGGTTCAAGGACCTTTTAAAGCGGGTGATATCATTTTTACGGATTTAGAAAATTATAATATTAAACATTTTAGAATACAAACTTTAGCAGACCAAATTGTATATGTAGCATTACCTTTAAATAAAAATGAAAGTAATGAAGTTGTTTTTAAAATTGGTTCTACTGGAATTTTAGAATTTAATAATATAAAAATAAATTATATAAAATTTAATAATAATCAATCAGATAATGCTTTGGTTGATATATTATTAAATTAAAAGAGAGAAAGGAGAAAATAAATGTCAAAAATTATAGGCGTTGTAGTAAACCCCGAGTATGGAAAAGAATTAAATTATATGGTTGTTTCTTGGAGTGGTGAAAGTACTAAAGACTATTCTCATATTCAATGTAAAATTATGACTAGCAGTGGAATTTATGTCAACACTGTAACAAAAACAATAACTAGTTCAATTTCAAATCTTCCTTTATATTTACTTCAAGATGGAATAAAACCTAATACAAAATATAAATTAAAATTAACAGGAATGAAAGATAATGAGGAAGTTGCTGATAGCACAAGTGATGAAATTTCTTTTACAACTCCCGCTGATATTGGACAGGTAAATGGAACTGTGTTTAATCTCTATGATTCATCTTCGAATCCTAAAGAACAAGGTTATAGAAATAATTTTTTATTTAATGTAGGTTTTGCTTATATTTCAAATGTTTTTTTATTAGATAATCATTTAGAATATAAAATGACAGTTCAAAATAAAACTACAAAAGAAATAAAAACTATAGATGTTCAAAATGGTGTTTTTTATAGTTTATATAATATTTTTAATGGGGTAATTACTGCGGGAGAATATAAGTTTGAACTTTTTTATAGAATTAGAGTTGGAGCTAACATATATGATTCAGCTAAGCAATCTACTACATCTACATATGATGCAGATACCAGACCGTCTTTAAAGCCTCAATCTTTTTCTATTACAGTAAATGAAACATATCGACAACAATGTAATATAAAACTGGTATATGATGATGAAGTTGCTAGTAATAATTTTAATAAACTTTTAAAGATTTATAAGGGGTCAGTATTAAAATTTACTAAAATAATATCTAATACAGATAGTTTTTTCCCCCATGATGGACAGTATAATTTAGATGGAAATAATACTTATACAGCAATAGTTGAGACTTCAAGAACCATCACAGACCCTGGTATTACTGAAACTGCTACAAGTAATCAGACTACTTTCTTTTTAAGTGAATGGCGTGCACCAGCAGCTCCAGCAGGATTGTATATAGATACAAATAAAGTATTATATTGGGGAGCTATTGAAAATGCAACTTCATATATGGTACAGATTTTAGGAAACAATTACAGTACAAAACATAATTTTTATGATTTAAAACAAACTGCATTAAAAGACTATATAGGACAGGTTAATATTACTGTAACTGCTAATAATGATGCAGGAGTAGCCACTTCGGCACCTTGTGTTTATATTAATAGGCCAACACCTATTACTGGAATTCAAATTTCTAATTTAGATAGAGTAAATAAACAAATTACAATTTCTTGGAATCCACAAATACAGTATTCATATACTATTATATATAGATTATATATTAATAATACATTAATAGCAGATAATTTAACAAATACAAGCTATACTTTTGATTACAATAATTATTTTAAAGATGGTGGAAGATATGTTATTGCAGTTGATTCTTTAGTTAATGGAATAGGTTCTCAGCCTGTAAGTTCTTTTACTTACACTTATAAAGAAATAGAAGTTGAAAAAGATGCTATTAAAAAAGCTAAAATTAAAATTAATGAAACTACTACAACTCCTGAGTATCCTATTAGTGTAAATGCAGAAAATGTAATTGTAGAATATAATGATGGAACACATGAAAATGTACAAGTTGTTTTAGAAGATAAAGCAGAAAGAAGTTTGTATCAAGATGATAAGATTGACCTTGGAGGCAGCAGCTCTAAGCAGCATGGGGTTTATAGTGCTTCAATAGGAACAAAAACACTGGCTTCTGGCAGTAATTCAATTGCGGTAGGAGATGCCACTCATGCTGAAGGATTAAATAGTTCATCTTTTGGTAATGGAACTTATGCAATAGCAGAAAGTTCCCATGCAGAAGGTCAAGGTACTAGCACTACTGAAGAGGCCAAGTATGCTCATGCAGAAGGTTGGGCAACTAAAGCTCGTGGGGTTGCAGCACACGCTGAAGGTTATGATAATTATGCAGCGACTGATTATTCCCATGCTGAAGGGCAAAAAACTGTAGCTTCTGGACTTCGAGGTCATGCGGAGGGCATGCATACTAGTGCTAGTGGAGAAAATTCTCACGCTGAAGGCTATTTTACTAGTGCTAATGGTAAAAATTCACATGCGGAAGGTCAATCTATTTTAGTACCTGGAGGTGATGATATTAGTATTGCCTTACAAGCAAATGGTGAAGCAGCTCATGCGGAAGGTTGTGCAACTAAAGCATATGGTAAATATTCTCATGCAGAAGGTATGTATGCATATGCTAGTGGAACTTGTTCACATGCTGAAGGTGTACAGACTAACGCTAATGGAACTTATTCACATGCTGAAGGTAGCAATTCTAAAGCTACTGGATATGCATCACACGCAGAAGGCAACTACAGTATAGCGAAAGGTAGTTATTCACATGCAGAAGGTAATAATACTGAAGCTATTGGAGATAGCTCACATGCAGGTGGATATAAAAGCAGTGCTTCGGCACCATACTCTTTTTGCCATGGAAGAGGACTAAGAACTGTTGGTATAGAACCACAAGCAGCTTTTGGTTGTTTTAATGAAACTAATAGCTCTATGCTTTTTTCTATTGGAAATGGTAGTAATGACACTGATAGAAAAAATGCTTTTTCTATTAATAAATCTGGAACTATGACTTTTAATTCTAATGTATTACCTGTTTATATGCAAGATTTTATTTTTGGAATAAAAGGAAAAAGAATTCATGTAACAAAGCAGAGTGGTTGGGACCCCCAACATGTAAATCAAAAGCAGTATATATTAAGAAAAGTTACTGCAATAGATAATGCAGCAAGGCAAATAAAAGCAAAAATAAAAGTACCAGATGATTATGGATATCTTTTAAGTGCTTATTTCACTATGACACCAGCTGGGGAAGATTATGCTAACCAAACCTACTTTTTCAATGCTGAGCAATTTTCGTATATTCCTAAGGAACGATGTCTAGATATTTGGTTTTTATCTACATCTACTGAAGGTTTAGGTCCAAATTTAGAAGATTTTGGTGGTGGTTACATATATCTTACTTATACTAGTGGAAGTATGGATTATATGCCTATAGAAAATTAATAGAGAAGTCTTATAGACTTCTCTATTTTTTTATGCAAATTTTCCTTTCTTATATTTTAAAACATCTAAAAACTTATCGCATATGATAAAAATCCTTATCTCTTTTTTATTTTTTACATTATATGCCAAATTTTAAGATTTCAATAAATTTTAATTAAAATTTAGGACATTTTAATAAATTCATCTTTAGCAAAAATTTATATACTAATGACAACGAAGGATATAAATAAATTTTTAAAAGAAAGGAGCAAAAAAGTATGAATTATTATCCAAATTATAATCCCAACTATTATAATCCAAGTTATTCTTATAATATACCTTATAATCAAAATATGCAACCACAGCAAACTCAAACACAAACATTAAATGGTAAAATTGTCGATAGTAAGGATATTGTAAAGGTTACTGATGTACCTATAGGAAGTTATGGGATTTTTCCAAAAGCAGATTTAAGTGAAATCTATATCAAATCTTGGAATAATAATGGGACTACAAATATCATAACTTTTAAGCCAGATACTAGCCAACCTATGGCAGAGCAAAATCCTATTGACGTTATTCTTGAGCGTATAAATCAGTTAGAAAGTAAAATAGATAATGTTATTAAAATTCCAGAGACAACACCACAAGAAGTAACACCAATAGTTGAACAACCTAAAAAGGAGGTAAGTGCAAATGCCTACTAATATGATGCAAATTATTTCTTTAATGAAAAATGGCGGGAATCCTCAACAAATGGTATTAAGTATGTTGGAACAACAAACAGAAAATAATCCATTCGCCGCAAATTTATTACAGCTTGCAAAAGGAAATAAAAGTGGCGAAATTGAACAGATTGCTCGCAATTTAGCAAAAGAAAAAGGAATAGATTTTGATACTGAATTTAACAATTTCAAGAAAACTCTTGGATTGTAAATAATAAATAATTTTATAAGGAGGAAACAGAAATGTTTAATAATGGAACAACAGGATACAGCTTATCAGATATTGCAGCTGCAACCGGAGACAGAAATGATGATAACTTTGGCGGAAATGGCGCTTGGTGGATTATCATTTTATTCTTATTCGCATTTTGCGGATGGGGCGGAAATGGTTTCGGATATGGTCGCAATGGTGCAGGTGCTGTAGAAGGTGCTATTACTAGAGCTGATTTATGTCAGGATATGAACTTTGGTCAGCTTGAAAATGGAGTAAGAGGTATTCAGAGTGGCTTATGTGATGGATTTTATGCAATGAACACAGGAATGTTAAATGGATTTGCAGGGGTTCAAAACACATTAACAACAGGATTTTCAGGAGTAGATAATGCTATTTGCTCTCTTGGTTATCAAACACAAGCTGGAATAAATAGTGTTAATGTAGGGGCAATGCAGAATACAAATGCTATTCAGCAGGATATTAATGCTAACACTGTTGCAAATATGCAAAACACTAACGCACTTCAATCTCAATTAGCAGATTGCTGCTGTGAAAATAGAGCTGCTATTGCTCAGGTTAGATACGATATGGCAACTGATACATGTGCTATTAACACTAACGCTTCTAATAATACAAGAGATATTATTGATTCTCAAAATTCAAACACAAGAGCAATTTTAGAAGCAATACAGCAAAATAAGGTAGATGTAATGCAGGATAAAATTACTGAACTTACAGCTCAGTTAACTTCAGCTAATCTTGCAGCTAGTCAGGCAGCACAAAATGCTTACTTAGTAAATGAGTTAAGACCATCACCAGTCCCAGCATATATTACAGCTAATCCATATTGCAACTGTGGTAATGCATATAGCTATGGTAATTGCTGCGGAACATTAGCTTAATAAAAATAACTAGAAACTATATTGGAGGATATAAAAATGGCAGAATATACAGCAAATACAGCTCAAACTGTAAACGCAAATAACAATGTCTTATTAACATCAACGCCAGTAAAAGGAAGTAACTCCATAATCCATAGGGAAGGTAGTGGATTAGTTACTTTGCGTGGCATTACTCAACAGTGCCGCGCAAGGTTTAAAGTTACTTTTGGTGGAAACATTGCGGTTCCAACAGGAGGAACAGCAGAAGCAATCTCATTAGCTATTGCTATAAATGGAGAGCCAATTGCTACTACTACAATGATTGAAACTCCTGCAGCAGTAAACCAATATAACAATGTTGCAAGTAGTGTTTATATTGATGTACCTAAATGCTGCTGTGCCCAAATAAGTATAGAAAACACAAGCACTCAAGCAATTTTAGTACAAAATGCAAATCTAATTGTGGATAGGGTTGCTTAAGGAGGTATAAGGAAATGGAAAGATTAAAAAGAATAAAAGAGAATTTAGTTAATTGCGTTGAGAGTCAAATTAATGGCAACATGCAAGAAGTAAATACAAAAGAATTAGGTGAAGTAATAGATATGATTAAAGATATGTCTGAAGCTATTTACTATTGCAATGTTTCAAAGGCAATGGAAGAAAGAGAAGAAGAAGAAAAATACAGTAGAAAATATTATACACCTTATGTACATTATCCAGATTATACTAGATATAGAGATATGGATAGAGATTATGGAAAAATGTATTATCACGATGGTAATATGACACATAATGATGGTAGATATACAACTCCATCAACTTCTTATCCTACAGAAATGAGAGACGTAAGAGAAGGTAAAAGTCCAGTAATGAGAAAATATTATATGGAATCAAAAGAGATGCATCATGGAAAAGAAAAACAGATAGAAGAATTAGAGAGATACTTAAAAGAATTAAGTGAAGATATTACTGAAATGATAAGCGGTGCAACTACTGAAGAAAAAACAATATTAAAACAAAAGTTAGCTCAACTAACTAATAAGATAGCCTAATGTTTAATATAAATGGTATAGAATGGCAATTGAAATTTGTGCCTTCTAATTATGAAGCATTAATACGGAGCAATAAAACAAAAACAGTCGGAGTTTGCGATAATAATACACATACTATTTATATAGATAATGATATTAATGGTTTTCTTTTAAAGAGAGTAATATGCCATGAACTTACTCATGCAGCGATGTTTTCTTATGGTATTGATTTATCAATAGAACAAGAAGAATTATTTGCCGATTTAATCGCTACATATGGAGAAGAAATCATAGATATTACTAATGCCCTTTTTAAAAGTTTAAAAGAGAGATAGATAAGTTCTATCTCTCTTTTTTTTTTTTTTTTTTATTCCCAATTAAATTTATCAATCATTGCGGAAGCATACCCAATACCAATAGCATCTGCTATATCATCATTAACTGTAATATTATATTTATTTTTTACAAACTCAATATCTTTTGGTTTTAAAGAGGTGCGGCGGACGCCACTACCAGTTTTTATTCCACATATTTTTCTCCATTGACTTGGATATAAATATTCTATATCGAGCTTCCCGCATTTTTCATGTACAAAGATTGCTACGGCTCCCTGTAACCACATTAATGCTCTATGTGTTTTTATATTTTGTACGCCCGTTTCAGGTCTTACTTCTTCTACTACAATTTTATCTACTTTATATTTTTCTAATACGTTATCCAAACCGTATATAATTTTTTGTATTCTTTTGATTAAATCACTTGAAGATGCAGTAATGCATCCATAATCTACTAATTCTTCATCGTTGAAGACAGCCCAACCGCTTGATTTAGTAGATAAATCTAATGCTAGTCTTTTCATCTAAAATCCTCCTATCTATACCTAGATTATAACATAAAAATTTTTAGATGTCAAGCCTTTTTAAACAAAAAAATAAGAGCAATTTAATTGCTCTTATTTATATTACTGGTTGTCTGTACTGCCGAAGCCACCCCCGCCTCTTTCAGTTTCGTTCAAGTCTTCTACTTCTTCAAAATTAATAGGATAAAAAGGTAAGAGAATTAATTGGGCAATTCTATCACCAGGATTAATTGTTTTTACTTCATCACTATCATTATGAAGAGGCACAATATATTCTCCTCTATAATCTGAATCACAAACACCAACACAATTTGCAGGACGTAAACTTTGTTTAGTTGCTAATCCGCTTCTTGCAAAAATAGCTCCAAATGTATCATTAGGTAAAACCATTGCTAAACCTGTTCCTATTTTAACTGTCTCATGTGGCTGAATAGTGATACTTTCATCTATTGCTGCATATAAGTCATATCCTGCTGCTTGTCCACTTCCTCTTGTTGGAATTATAGCAGAATCTTTAAGTTTTTTAATCTGAACTGCTCCTGCACATGGTCTCATTTCATATTGTAAATTTCCTACTGGAATAATCATTATTCTTCTTCCTCCTCAATTGTTTCATTTATATTATTAAAAGCACTTTTCTGTTCATAATTCACATTAATTACATCTACTGGTTCTGCTTCATCATTGAACAGTTTAGTAACTTCAAATCTTATCCATTCATCAATTACTTCGCCCTTACTCTTTTTCTCTTTTTTAGTGCTACTATATTTAGCTACTGTAAAACGATGGTCTGATTTTAATTCTTTTAAAAATTCTTCTACTTCTTTTTCACTTGATAGTCTATATGTTTCTACAACTTTTGTTAAATATCTCATTTTTATATCTCCTTAAATAATATTGATTGTAAGAGTCTCTTTACTATATTTTTTAATATCTTCTTCTTTTATTTTAGAAGAAATTCCTTTTGAAAATTGCTTTGGGCCTGTTAAATCTAATTGATGAACGTCATATTGCTGAGAAAGACCTAAAACCATAGTTGGAATTTCATTAAGTTCTACTCCAACTGCATCTATTTTATTTCCATTTTCATATACATAGAATTTTTGAACTAAGTCAAAAGGTCTTAAAACGCCTATAATTTTTTTCATCTTTATTACTCCTCTATAATAGCAGCATCATAACTAAAGAAATGATAACAATAAACTTCATTAGAAGAATCTTTCAGCCAGATTTCCAAAGCATCTGCAATATCTGATTCATCTATTCCTATTACATTACCTCTATTTAATAAACATTCTTTTAAGTCCTGAACTGCATTTTTTGCTTTTATTTTTTTATCGCCTATAGAACAAAGATTAAATAAAGTATAATTATGAATATCATTATTTAATAACATAAAATACTGATTATGGTTTTTAATATATTCATAAGCAACTTTTAATTCTTCGTCTAATTCTTTATCTGTTAAGGCTTTTTCCTGTGCAACCGCTTGTTTATTCATATCATATAAAGTTCCCATTGAAACTTCATTTTTATGCTCTTGATATTTCTTTTCAAATACGTCAGGTTTGCAAGGATAAAACTCACCTCTTAAACCTTTTATAATATAATCATTTTCTGTTGCTTGCATTTCACCTTCAAGAGTATGTATCCAACAATAGGCTACATCATCTTTTACAGAAAAATCATAACAAATATCATCTCCACAAAATGATTGTAATTCTTCTTTGTTGTCTTTTGTAAATTGAATTGCTTCAATTTGACAAGGTTTTGTATCATATATCTTTGACATACTTATAAAACTCCTTTTTCTCTGTTAATATAATTATATCAAAATTTTTTCTTTTTGTCAATTTATAAACCCAATAATACATTGATTTTTACTTCCTCTTAATTCAAGAGTTAAATCTCTTTCCGATTGAATAAAAGGTCCATCTATTAAATAATTAATTTTAGAAAAAATTTTTTTATCATAATCAAAAGTAACATCATTTAAAAGCTGGTCTAAAACATAACCAGTCCATATATAAATTTTTATATCAGGATATTGTTTTCTTACTTTTGATAATAAATCAGCAATATATTCTCTATTTTCCGGACATAGAGGTTCCCCGCCTAATATAGAAAAATTTCTTTTTACTCCATTTTTATCTATTGCTTTTAAAACTTTATCAGTAAGCTTATTAGGTTCTATTTCTTGTCCGCCATTAAAATCCCAAGTTTCAGGATTATGACATCCAGGACATCTATGTGGACAACCTTGCATCCATAAGCTTACACAAACACCTTTTCCATCTACTATATCATTTTCTTTTAAATCTGCATATCTCATATTAATTTTCTCCTTTTATATTTTAATATGATTTTTACATTTTGGACATTTAATATAATCATAATAAGAATTATATAATAATTTGTTAAAGTAAATTGTACAGTTTCTTTAACAAATACTTTATATTTATCTTTTTCAGAGTATCCAAAGTGCATTTGCACTTTGGACGCTTTATTTTATATATTTTCCCATCTTCTATAATTTCCATATCAGTCTCCTAATCTAAGTGAACTACTCGCTCATTAATTTCTTGCGTTTTACCTCGATTAAAAAAGTTTGAACCGATATATCCGCATACTCTTCTAGTAACATGCAATTTACTATGGTCTGTGCATCCACAATTAGGACAATACCAATCTAAAGTATCTGGGTTTATAAGTATTTCGCCTTCATATCCGCAATTTTCACATAAGTCAGATTTAGTATTTATTTCAGCATATTGAATATTTTCATAAATAAATTGAATTAATTGAATTACTGCGGGGATGTTATCATTCATATTAGGTACTTCTACATAAGAAATGCATCCGCCACTTGACAGTTTTTGAAATTGACTTTCAAATTTTAATTTGCTAAAAGCATCAATAGGTTCTGTAACATGAACATGATAACTATTTGTTAAATACAATTTATCTGTTACGTGAGGAATAACTCCAAATCTATTCTTTGTAGTACGAGCAAATCTATAAGTAAGTGATTCTGCGGGAGTTCCATATAAACCAAAACCATATCCAGTTTCTTTTTTCCATTTATCGCAAGTATCTTTTAACTTTTTCATTATTTCTAAAGCCAATTCCTGACCTGCTTCTGAAGTATGGCTTTCTTCAATCAACGAATAAACGCACTCATATAAACCATGGTATCCTAAACTAACTGTAGCATATCCATTTTCTAATAAAGAATCTATTTTGCTACCTTTTGGTAATCTAGCGAAAGCACCATGTTCCCAGAGTATAGGAGCTGTTTCTGTTGTAGTTCCTTTTAATTTATTTATTCTTAGCATTAAGACTTCATAACATAAATTTAATCTTTCATCAAGAATATCCCAAAACAAATCTAAGTCTCCATTTGCAGATAACCCTACATCAACTAAATTTAATGAAACTACACCCATATTAAATCTTCCATAGGCTTTATTCTTACCATTTTCATCATACCATGGGGAAAGAAAGCTTCTACATCCCATACAAGGGAAAACTTCACCGATGTTTTCTTTCATTGCTTTTACAGAAATATAATCTGGAACTAATCTTTTAGCTGAACACTTTGCTGCAAGTTCTGTTAAATAAAAGTATTTACTACCTTCATATGCGTTATTATCGTCAAGGAAGTATAATAATTTAGGAAAAGCAGGACTAATATAATGTCCTTCTTTATCTTTTACTCCTGTTATTCTTTGTTTTAATATTTCTTCAATAATCATTGCATTTTCTTTTTCATACTCAGGGTCTTCATTTATCCACATAGCAATAGATAAGAATGGAGATTGTCCATTTGTGGTCATTAAAGTGTTTAATTGATATTGAATGGTTTGAACTCCATCTGCTATTTCTTTTTTCAATCTTTTTCTTGCAATTTTTTCTACATTTTCTTTAAAAATTTCACTATCAATATTTCCAAAAGAGCAGTCATATAATTCAGATGCCACTTCTTTTATATAATTATCATAACTTTTACGAACATATGGTGCTAAATGAGAAGTAGAAAAAGTTTGACCGCCATATTGACAGCTTGCAACTTGAGCTACTATTTGAGTAGTAATAGTTGCCGCAGTTCTAAAACTATGCGGTGTTTCTATTAAAGTTTCATTAATAACAGTGCCATTATCTAACATATCTTTTAAATTAATTAAACAGCAATTATTAATAGACTGTATAAAATAATCTAAATCGTGGATATGTATTAATCCTTCATCATGGGCATGTATTAAATGAGCGGGTATCATTTTTCTTCGGGCTATTGATTTAGAAATTTCTCCAGCAATTAAATCTCTTTGAGTTGGAGCTAATGAAGGAGCTTTATTAGAGTTTTCCATCTGCAATTCTTCATTGTTACCGCCAATTAAAGATAGGATAGATTCATCACTATCCATAGTTTGCTTTTGATATTTTCTTAATACTTTAAAATCTTCATAAGATTTTGCAGTTAAACTTTGACCATAATGAATAAGTCTATCAAATATATATTTGTCAACTTGTTCTCTTGTTACTACATTTTGGTCGCCGCCTTCTTTTAAAAAGTATTTCTCTGTATCAATAGAAATTAATCTTGCAATGTCAGGTAAATAAATTCCACCATCTTTCATTGCTGATACTATTGCTTTTTTAATTTTATTTTTATCAAAAACAACAATAGTTCCATTTTCTTTTACAAAAAACATTCTGTTTCCTCCTATTTTTTAATTTTGGATTAACCAGGGAAGGCTAGGAAAAAGCCTCCCAATAGGTTATCATATAATATCTAATTTATTCAATATTAATTAATCATTATTGCCCTGCAGAAAATCATATGGAACTAACTTTAAAAGATTAGAAAAATGTGATGGTTCAAATCTATTATCAAATTCTTCATAAAAAAATGTATCTTTATACATTTTAAAATCTTTTTTATCTGTTATAAAACGTCTGCAAATTTCATAGCAGTCTGGATTATTTTCTCTTGCTAAAGCTCTTTGTAATCTTTTTTTATCATCACAATAGATGTAAATAGGAACTACTTCTAATCGTTTATCTTTAAGAATGTTACAAACGCCTGCAATGTCAAACACACCAACATTAATTTTATCAGGGTGCAATGTAGATAACATAGTTCCATAATACCAGTTATTAAAAACTGTATATTCTAACATTTCATTATTTTCTATATTTTCTAACATTTCTACTAAAGTAACAAAATTATAGTCTTTTCCGTCTATTTCATTTTCTCTTTTTGGGCGGGTGGTGCAAGATACAATTCTATGAAAAGAAGGGTTTTCTTCTAAGAGTCCATTCAACACTGTATCTTTACCAGCTCCGCTTTCTCCAAACAGAGCTAGTATTTTTATTTTTTTAGAATCCATATTAATTTTCCTCCGCATTATATCTATCATGTATTAAGTTAATATCCCCATTAACCACTTCTGTAATTTTATACAGCTGGTGTGTAGGAGTATTTTTATAAGACTTTGTAACAAACATATCATCTCTTCTAAAACCAGTACACATTACTTTTGTACCTCTTGTGAACCAACCTTTTTCTTTTATTTTCTTAGTTCCATCTTCTTGTTTTTCAGAAATTTGTTTATTAAATATAGCATAATATTCCTTTGTAAATTTAACATTTACTACTCCATCTGTTGTTAATAAAGAAATAGAAGATTTAGCATCATTCTTACTAATAACAGTACCTATAATTTTATAAGTTTTATAAATAGGAATTTGTCTACCATTTCTTTTAAAGAAATAATCTACTTCAGGATTTGTTGGTAAATTAAAGAAATTAACAATTCCGTACTTATTTACATTAACTTCTTGCAATTCATGCTCGTGATAATAGAAACATAAACTTTCCATTTCCCAACTAGAAATATTTCCAGAAGCATATTTTTCCCATTGCTCTTTAAAGAGTAATTCATTAAATTTCTTTAACATTGACTCTTGATTATCTTTTAAATAATTCCTTGCTTTATCCATACATTCTTTATAAATTTTATCCCATGTTTTTTGAATAATACAAGTACAGCCATTAATAACTTCTAATTGTTCTATGTCAAAAAATGTATTATAAAAAGTTTCACAAGGCTCATCAAATACATAATATTGACCAACTTTTTTATAAGTTTTTAAATATTTATTAAATATAAATACTCTTTTTTCAAAATCTAATTCTTTAGGAATTAAATTTCTTTGAATTAATCCATTAAAATTTTGTAAAGTTAAACGTTTTTTAGGTTCACTTACAATAGATAGATAATATGTCATAATTACAATTCTTGGAGATACTTTTAACTGTTTTCCCCAATCTTCTTCTAATCTATCAAAAGCTCCTGACTTAATTAAAGATACCATTGCTTTTTTATTAAGCGGACATCTCTGCATAAAATCCTTAATTCCTACATAAGGTCTTCCCGCTTTAATTAAATCAATAGTTGCTTTATTAATACCGCTTAATGCTTTCATACCAAATAAGATTTCATTTGTTTCAATATTAGGTTTAAAACTATAATCAGATTTATTTATATCAATTAAAGATACTTTAATTCCTCTTCCTACCGTATCACCTAATGCTTTTGCTATCTTGCCGTAATCAGCATTTTTTTCTTTTCTTTCTGTATCATCATCTTCATCAAGAGAACCACTATTTACAATTAAGCAAGCGGTGTTCCAATAAATTGGATTCCAATTAGTTGCAATATATATTGATTGAACACCGATAAAGGAATAGGCTAATGCATGAATTACTGAAAATGAATACCCCATCTGAGGTCCAACACCATATTTCCATACATATTCACCTAAAGTCTTTCTTTTTGCTTTTTCTAAAATATCTTTCTTTAATTGCGGTATTTTAGACATTTGCTTTTTACCTACAATTTTACGGGCGGCGTTTGCTTCTTCCAAATTAAATCCGCATATATTTTCATCCATTAACATTTGCATTAATTGTTCTTGTGATGGTGGAACTCCATATGATTTTAAGAAATATGGCTCTAAAGTTTTCTGTTCTTCTTTTGTTAAACCAAAATCATCCATTTCTTTATACCATAAAGATATATCATTTTTATATCTGATATATTTTTCCATAGGCGTTTCCGCACCTTTTTCAGATGTCATCAATCTCATTAATCCATTAGCATCAGCCATTTCTAATATATTATGCGGTCTAATCTTTTTTGCCGCCTGACTTCCTACATCACTATCGAACTGGAAAATGTTTAATACACTATTGTTACTTAATGCATCCCATATTCTTTTATCATCTAAAGGAAGTTTTGTTGGATGAAAATACTTATCATAAACTTCTCTTAATGATAAATCTTTTTCAATTTCTCCATCCTCTTGTAAAAGCTGAATAGCTTTGAGAAGTTTATCCTGAACTTCTGTTAATAAGAAGTCGTATTTTGTCATTCCTGCAGCTTCACACATATGTAAATCATATTGAGTAATAATATCGCCATTAGGAGCTTTCATAAAGCAACCAAATTCATATGGGTCTTCATCAAACATAATAACACCAGATGCATGACTTCCACGTCTACTAATCAACCCTTCAATTCCGAACATAATATCAAGTAAACCTGGATAACTTTGAACTTCATTAACAAAAGTTTTTACAGGTTTTCTATCTTTTTCAGGATTGCCATAAACTACATCATTTAAGCTCCATACAAAACCTCTTTCTTGAGGTATTAAAGAAGATAAATATGCAGAAGTGTCTGGGTCTATTCCATCAGGATACTCTTCACTTCTATATCCTCTACAAGCTGTTCCTATTGTAGCCTTTGTACTTTCTGTTCCAAAAGTTGCAATTAAAGTACAACCTAAATTTTCTTTAGATAAATCATCAATATCTGAATTAAAATTCTTTCCACGTTCTTTTTTAATTTCATTGATAATAGCAGGTCTTTTACTTGGACATAGGTCTAAATCAATATCGCCAAGTTCTAAACGTTTTTTATTCAGGTACCTCCAGAAAGGTAAATCCCATTCCAATGGGTCAAGCTGAGTAATACCTAATAGAAAATGATTCAGTCCTGAACAACTTGAGCCTCTTCCTGCACCTACTAAACTACCACAATCCCAAAATAAATCAATATAATGCTGTAAAGTTACAGGATATGAAAACATATTAGTTCCTAGCTCTTTACCTACAACTCTTTTTATATCAGCTTCTTCTTCTAATCTATCTAAATATTTTTCTTTATACAAATTTTTATCTACTAAAGCATCTAAACATTGATTTACCCAATATCTTTCCATTTTATCATCAGATGTTAGCATGCTTTGTAGAATAGGATAATTTTCATTTATATGCATTTTTCTTGTAATCTGAAATCCAGGTATCCAGTCTTTATTTTTTGGATAATCTTTAACTGCTACTTTTGGGATTGTTTGATTATGTCTTAATGAATAATTTTCAATCTTTTCATATATTTCATATGAATTTGCAACCATCTGTTCATAATCCATACTTGATGGAGCTAAGTTTTTCTGAATTTCTTCTTCTGACTGAAGATAAGCAAATTCATAAAATTCATCAACTTCTCTTTCTCCGCCTTTAGAGTTTAAAAATGCTTTATGTACAAATCTATCTTCTTTTGTTAAATAATGAGCATCAGTACCAATTACCATTTTTACATCAAATGCTTTTGCTATTGCTTTTAATCTAATATTTGCTTTTATCTGGTCAGCACTTGTCCCAGGTGCACACTCTACATAAAAATCATCACCAAATAATTTTTTACAGAATAGCATAAAATTAACTATATGTTGATGTGCGGCAGCCGCACCTGCGTTATCTCCAGTAACTTCACAATTTACTAATTCAACTGTTGCTGAACTTAATTCTCCTCCTAAACAAGCTGTTGTTGCTATTAATGAATTAGGATATTTATTTACAATTTCTTCTAAATCTGAATATAACGTTACAACTCTCTGCATACCTCTATCAGAATATGCGTTCATCCAAGCTCTTGAAGATAATTCTCTTAATGCTCTATGTCCCATTTTATTTTTAGCAATCAAAATAAAGTGGTAATATTTTTGACCACTTTCTCTTGTTTCACATAAATAAATTTCATTACCTAAAGCAATTTTAAAATCTGGATTCTTCTCTCTTATTTTTTCTGAATATATATTTACTTGCATATGAGAACTCAAACATTCATGGTCTGTGATTGCAATCCCAGATAAACCAAGTTCAATAGCTCGGTCTATTAATTTTTTAGGCTTGTTTATGCAATCAAGTAAACGAAGATTGCTGTATTCTGTATGTGAGTGCGTTTCAAAACGTTTAATTATATTACTCATTTAATCTACCTTTCTATTTATATAATGTGGATGTTTGTTTAAAAATAATTCTGCTTCTTTAAAAGTTTTAAATCTATAATTTTTCCATAAAGACATAGAATCCACATTTAATAAACGATACTGATAATCTTCTGTATCTCTTACTATTATCATATGATAAAGAAAACTTTTTTCTTGTTGTGTTTCTTTATCTTTGTAAATTTGTTTAAAAGTTTTAATACATTGCTTTTTCATAATTTACTTTCTCCTGTTTTTTATTCTTTAATAAAATTATATCATATTTTTAATAAATTGTCAATTATCTTACTAGTACCAATTTACTTGCTGCACGAGTACAAGCGGTGTATAGCCAGCGAGCATGTTCTTCTTCATCAAAAGGAAAACGTTCTTCTATAACTAAAACTTTATCCCATTCTGAACCTTGTGCTTTGTGACATGTAACTGCATAAGCATAAGCAAATTCTTTAGGCACTGGATTATTTTCTTTATATTTTTTACTTAACATAAATGAAGTTTTCCAATCTACACAAGGTTTTTCTGTTGATAACATTTGTTTATCTATTTCTAAGCTACCAAAATTGATGCCATCATCTGTTGTAAAATTAGCATTTAATACATCTATATTTATATTTTTCCCCGGCAATTTAGGTTTAACAGAATAACTATAACAATCTTTTATATAGCCAACAGTACCATTAACTAAAATATTTTCGCCCTTCATATCACTATTTTCCCAATAGTTTCGCAAACAAATAATCTTATCGCCTTCTTCGGGTTTATCACCCTTACCTAATAATTGTCGCATCTGTTGGTTTATATTATTTCTAGTGTTATTAGTTGCTACTAATATTTGGTCTGCCCATAATAACATTCCCGTATTTAATTCTTCTTTTTTAATTACTTGTACTTCTTTACCTTGTATAAAAGGAATAGGCTCTTTATTTCTAATTTTCATAGTTAATTGAATAATTTCAGATTCCGCAGCTTGACGCATTACTTCATCTAAAAAAATATGTGGATTATCTAATAAATGATTATCTTCTTTTTTGTCTATGGGCGGAAGTTGAAATGGGTCTCCCAAGCAAATAACATAAACATTATATTTAAACAATCTTTCCATCAATTCTTTTGGAGCCATAGAAACTTCATCTACCACTACAATTTTATATTCTAGTTCTTCTTTTGGCTTTCTGAAAAAAGTACCGTCTCTTTTAGGAAAGAAATCATATAACAATTTATGCAATGTAATTGCATTTTTATTACCTTTTTTTCTCAACACTTCCGCTGCTTTTCCAGTATATGCTGCATAACAGACTTCTGTTTTAGCATCAATATTGTAATTAGATAAGGCATCTATAATAAATTTTACTAGAGTTGTCTTACCTGTGCCCGCATACCCAGATATAACGGTATATTTTTCGCCCTTTGCATATCGGTCAATAGCAATTTTAAGCCCTTTATTTTGTTTATCTGTTAATATCATTTTATATGCCTTTCTTATTCTATTATTCTTTACTTATATTATACTATATTTTTTATATTTTTTCAAGATAAAGAAAAATTGGATTGAAAAAAGTCAAGACCTATTTTCAATCCAAGAAGCGACCACTCTCGCTCCACTCATTAAAAGAAATATTTTGCTGAATCTATAATTTCATAATCTTCAATCATTATTTGAGCATTAATCCAACCATTATATTCATTTACATTACAGCGTCCTACAACATTTAATTCAATAAAACCATCTGTCTGAAATTTATTACATTCTTCTTCTGAAACGTTAAATTTCATTAAGCTAACTTTACTAGGTAAAGTTATTTTTAATGTATTTGTTGATTTAGCATATATAGTAACCATATCTTTAGTTATTTTTAAATTTTTAATAGCAACATATGGTTCATCAATATCTTGTCCCCATAAATAATCTAATGCACCTATAGTTAAAATATTTTGAGGATTTACATTATTACCTTCATATATATAGTCAACGTTATAAACAGGTTCTGGACTTATGTCTTTAAAATATTGATTTATATATTCTAAAAATTCAGTAATAGCTTTCCCCCCTTGATAAGTGAACTCTATACTCAAACCAAAAGCATTTTGATGTCCTTGTGCAAACTCTACATTAGGCCCCGCTTCACATATATCTTTAAAATTAGTGACGCCTGATTTTTCATATCCTCTTGCTGAACCTCTATAATACATATGAACAAGGCCTTCTTCATCTTCTTCTTCAACTCTTGTCAAGATACAACAAGGTCTTTGATATTTAGCCATAAATTTATTTGCAATTAATCCCGCGATATTTGTATCAATCTGACCTGGCTGCAATAGAAAAAGAAGAATTTTATTTTCTAACATATTATTCTTTTCAATTAATCCTTCAAGAGTTTCAAGACCTTTATTTTCTTCTCTTGTTTGTCTATTTTTAACATTTGTTGCTGTTCTAATTGCTTGTTCAACTAACTTTTCCTGTTCTCCTAATTTATGTCCTCTCTTGGTTGAAGGTACCATTTGAAAAGCTTTATAATTTAACATTGATTCAAATAATAATTTTTTCTCTATCATAGTTCCACTCCTATTCATAGCATTAACAAAAGGAGCAATATAAAAGGCTGCTCCCATTGGAGTTATTTCCGTGCCTAATTTAAAAGCATTTTTTTGAGCCATATAATAAATAAACGGATTTTTTATATTTTTGAATCCCTTATTAATCAAATATTTTGTTTCATATGATTTTAAGCTCATCATATCAGCTAAATTACCAAGAGCAACTAAATCTAAATATTTATCAGCATAAGAAGTTTTCATAACGCTATCTATATATCTGCAAAATTGCCATGTTACACCAACTCCTGATAAATCTTTATTAGGATAATCTGATAATTGATTGTTGATAATAATAGCATTTTCACTAATTCTTTCGGCTTCGTGATGGTCTAAAACAATTACTTGAGTAGCGTTTTCTGCAAGTTTTTTATGTTCTACATAATTATTACTGGAGCTATCTGGACATATAACAAGAGAATAATTACATTCCAGTAAAGTTTCTATATGGTCTGCTAATCCATGTTGTTTTCCTTCGTGGAAAGAATAATCTAAACAATTTTCAACCCAATAAGGAAATAAATCGTGTAAATAATTAATAAGTAATGCAGAAGATGTAAATCCATCACAATCTGAGTCTACTATAATTATAACTTTTAAATTGTTTTGAATTGCATGAATTAATGCCGCAGCTGCCGCCTTTAAGTTATTTACACCAAGGCTTTCAAAAGAATTTATATCTTCATCAGAAGTGTGTAAATAATGTTCAATATTTTCTTTTTCTATTCCTCTATTGACTAAAATTTGAACAATAGCTCCCCAACTTTCAGTGGGTGTTGTAATTAATTTAAAATTCATTTATTTAGCTCCTTAAAAATAATGTATTCTTTCTGTATAGTTAGGTAATATTTCACCTTTCCTAGAAATACGTGTAGCTTTTGGAAAAATTAATGATTTTCTATCTGTTATTGGAATGAGATTATCTATAAAACATTCATCCCATCTAATACCTCTTACATTATCATTACATTTTACTGCATTAAGTGTCATTTTATTTTTAAATACTATTCGAGTTTCTGTTCTTTCAACTATTTTTAATTTTCTAATTTTTTCTACATATAAAGCAATAAAATTCATCATATTAATTGATGAAATTAAAGTAGAGCCATATATATAAATTTTTTTATAAGCATATCTTTTTTTAAATTTATAATTTTTTAACCATGTCATATAATTACCCTTTCTTTAAATAATTGTAAAAATATATCTTTTCCTTTATCTATTGGACTATCTTTATAATCTAATAAATTTTGTTTATCAAACAAATAAGAAATTTGAACATATGAGCCATACTTATCGTGAATATTATATAATTTCTTAACAAGCTTTTCCCATTCTGCATCTCCTTGCTCTTGGAACTGCTTATCAAAAGCAATGATAATTTCTTTTGCTCCACAGGATATTAATAATTCTACTTGATAACTTAATAAATTAAATCCGCAAGTAGCAACAGAAATATCATTATCAGCTCCAAAATAAGAAGCATAAAGAAGCGGCGACTTCTCGCCTTCAAAAACAAAAACTTTTTCTAATTTTTTAATATTATCTTTACTATTGTTTAAATTATAAAGATTAAAACCTAATGGATGATTAAACATTACTCCATTCAAAATAGATGGTCTATATTTTCCATATTTTTCGTTGTCCTTAATTAATGTTCTTTCTCTAATTCCAACTAGATTATTGTTTATATCATAATGCGGAATAACAATTCCATTAGATGAAGGATTAAAAGCGATATTATGTTGTTTCATTACCTCATCTGTTATGCCTTCCTTTTCCCAAGGAATTATTCTTGGTTGAGGAAGATGTTTTAAAAAAGTATTATCATACTTTTTTAATTCTACTCTTTTTTTATTATCATTTTTTATATCTATTTGCTCATATTTTTCAAAAATTTTCCAATCATTAAGTTTTGGTTGTAAATTTGAAAAATTTTCATTTTTTGGTGTTTTATTAAAATATTTAGCTACATAATCAACAGCATCATATAATTCCCACGCTCTTGCGGCAAGTCCTTCCCTTGTTTGAAAGAAAATAACTTCATTATTATGATTTTTAATTTTAGCAATTAATTCAAAAATATCAAAAGAAGTCCCACAATCAGTGTAGCATTTAAATAATTTTGTATTATCATAATAATATAACTTATGAGAACCTTCTCCAAAATTATTATGACAAATTGTTTTGGCAGTGAACAAACTTTCACCTTTCATAATAGGTTCACCGCCAAACTCCGCAACTAAATTAAAAACTTCGTCTATTGTTAAAGAATTTTTTATTTCATCTTTATCATAATATTCATGCATTTATATTCTCTCCTAAAAAGCACTTTGTTGTTCTTCTTGTCTTGGTTTTACTTCTATCTTTAAATCTTCAATATTAATTAACTCATACTGATAATTTGTTGCGAACATTGGTTCAATTTTACAAGTCCCTCTGTCATCTTTGCACCACAATAATATGTCTTTATAACGACCTCTTCTGTTTTTATAGACTGAAATTTTTATTGTCGGATTAGGGTATCCGCCTTCTCTTAAAACTTTTTCAAGAGCAGTCATATCTTCTTGGCTTGTCTGCAACATAATCATACCACAGTCAATTTTATCTGCAATAGATTTTGCACCTCTTAATAAGTTTTGGTCATATTGACTTGCAGTTTTATATTCTGCATTTAACTGGGTGGCAGACATAATAAAAATGCCATATTGGTTACACATATCTTTCAATTTAATAGACATCATAAACAATACATTATCTTCCCTTAATCCTTTAATACCCGTCTTTGAAGTTACTTCACTTAAGATTTTCATTGAAGTATGTATATAATCAAAAAAGACATAACGAACATCATAATCTCTAATTCCTCTTTTAATAGTTGTTTCAATATCTTTTAAAGAGAAATCAGGTAATTGTTCAATATATAAAGGGCTGTCTTTAAGAACTGTTGCTGCCTTTACTACACGCTCCCATTCGCCTGCATAATAATTTCCATCTATAATATGTTCTTCATTTACATTAGATAGAAAAGCTAACATCATTGTTTGCACTTCTTCTTTATCTTGCTCTGTTGCTATAAATAAAGTTGGTTCTTTTGTTCCATTAACTTCCCAATTTTGAGAATAAGGATTGTAAATTTCTGAACAAGCAATAGTGCAAGCATCTGCTATCATTGCTCTTGTCTTTCCTACACCCGTCGCAGCAGAACGTAAATAAAACTTTTTTAATCTTGCTCCTCTTGTAATAGTATTAACTAAAGAGCCAAAAAGCGGATAACCTATTTCTGGAGTTTCTTTTAATCTGGAAAGAAGTTCTAATGCTCCATCTCCTGCCTGAACTGCACTATCATTTGAATCGTCTACATATTTTAATCTTATATCTGTAATTTTATCATTAATTAAATCTGCTATTGTATCTAATGAAGAATTATCTAACCAATCTTCTTGAGCTTGTTTTTTCTTAACATCTAAAATATTATCTATATCATAAAGCCAAGATAAATCCATTCCGCATTTTTCATTATACATTCTTAATAAAGTCATTTTTTTCATTCTATTGTAATAATAATCAAATGCGGCAACTTGAGTGGAATTAGATAGTTTTATCAAATAATCTTGACCTTTATTAACTTTATAAACTGCTAATTTTTTTGGTCTTTGTTCTAAATAATCTTCAATAGCATTAATTGTAATTTCTTTTGCTCCTAACATATGTAAATTATAAATAGAACCAAAAATAATTTTATGAAATTCTTCTGTAAAATCTTCTTCACAAAAAAAGTATTTATCTTCCATATCTAATAAATTTGGATTGGCATAAATACCGCCAATAACTTGCATAATAGATGGTATATCTACATATCTTTGTGCCATTAATTCTCCTCCTCATCAAGATTAAATAATTTTCTTTTTTTTATATAGGTTCTTGGAGAAAAAATTGATATTATCCTCTCTGTTGGTTTATATTCTTCTATGTTTTTCTCTTGATTTACTAATTGAGCTAAATATAAAGCATAATAATATTGACATGCTTCATCATAAACATATGGAATAATACCTATACCACCATTTGCTTTTTCTATTGGGTTTCCTTTAATTTCAAAAAACCAATGCAAAGTTTTTTTCATACCGCTATAACTATAATTATAGTCTTTATGAAATGTATGTATTTGTTTTCTAATCTTTGCACTTATAGTATTAATTTTTAATAACTCTTTTATATAATTTTCTAATTCTTCTAAGTCTTTTTCATCTTGCGTTTTTAGAGCCTCTTGTTTTTCAGCACAGGCTTTATGAGCATATCTTCTTTCAGATATTTTTACTGTTGGCTCTTTATCTCTATCAAAATATTCACAACAAAATTTACATTTTACTTTATGCAAAGTTATATCTCCTTTACTAAGTATTCTTCTTCCTATAAATATTATATCATATTTTTTTATAAAA